CAGCAATTATACTACCATTAAATGTATGAGTATCACTTGTAGCATCACCAAATATATTTGAGCCTTCTGTATAAAGTATTGATGAAGTTACAATTGATGATGTTATTGATGTAGCAGTAAGTGAACCCACAGTTATATCAGGAGTTCCAGCCAGACCAGTAGCTGTTCCAGTTAAAGTTCCAACAATTGAATTACCAGTTATTGTTCCACTCGCACTTATGTTTCCACTTGCTGTTATGTGACCTGGGGGTCCATCTATAACAACTGTACCAGTTCCAATGGTCTGATGATCACAATACATAGTACCAGATACATGTAAATGATATGATGGATCATTTGTTCCTATACCAAAATATGAATTTGAAGCTGTATCTTCAGAATACATAATATATGAATCTGCAGATCCACCCAGTGGATCTTTAAAATCACAATGTTTAATAGAGCGGCCATGACTATGAGAAGAATATAATTCAAACGATGCTCCCCCACCGGTTGTTTGTTGTATTTGAAATGAATTTTGATCAAGAGCTGATTTACCGAGAATGAACTCACCCGCTGATAGATTTGATTGTCCTAAAAATAGTAATGGAACTGTATCAGCTGTAGAACCTGTAATCATTAATCCAAATGATGTCGCACTTGGTGGTGTTATTTCTACTGCAGCTCGGATAACACCTCCAAGGAAGCCAGGATAAGGTCCTGGTCCAACTGCTAATGCACTTGCGGTTATTTGATTGAGATTTGCATTACTACCACTAGTAATGACTTTTTTCCAATTTGGCATATGTCCCTCTAACTACGGTTGGTTACTACAGAGTGTGTAGCCCACTTCCCATCATCTACCATAGAGATGGGCCAATAATTACTTATGTTTTTGTTTTTTCTAATTCATGTACTCTATTATATTCTTCTTGTAAAGAATATGCTATAGTAAACACCGCTTGAACATCTGATCCTGTAAAATCAGTTGATCCAAGTAGTTCCAATAAAAATTGTATTTGTTCAGTAGTTAGTGGATGATGATGTTCAATACCACCCACTTTAAATCCACCATTAAAATTTACTCCCAATTAAAACCTCTCGTATTAATCTGCTACTCTTATATAAATTACTCCGTTTGTACCACCATCAGATGTATCATGATCAATCCACATTTCACCAATACCATACTCACCATCAGATGTTGTTGGTGCAGATGTAGATGATTTTACTGTTGTTACAAATTGTAAAGGAGTAATAGCGTTATCTGCAATTGCTACTGCCTTTGCAACTGACCATCTTTCAGAATCTATATCGTGATATAATGCTGAACCTACATCATTAATTGAACTACTTTGGACAAGAATACCAGCATCTAAATTATTTGCTGCCGAACCAGTTGCTAAAAACATTAATGATTCTGAAACTGTGAGTTGAACCGTAGCAATAGTTGTAGTTGTACCATTTACAGTTAGGTCACCAGTAACAGTTAGGTTATCATTAACAGTAGTTTGTGAAGTTGAATGACCAATAGAAACTGCTACACCATTATCATCACCGCCGATTGTGATAGATGAACCATCAATAGTAACTGCTCCACCTGCATCTATATCTACCGTACTTGAAGGTGTTAAACTAATTGTTGTCATTCCTGTTTCGGAAACTGCTCCACTACCATCAAAATCTAAAGTTGCTGTATCATCACCAACATTTAATCCAGTAGAACCAGAAACTTTCATAGTTTGGGTGGCATATAAAACAGCAGTTGTGCCCGCATCAATTGCAATTGCACCTGCGGCATCTACATCAATACCACCAGCAGAATCAATATTTAAAGCATCTCCATCTGTACCATCAGCATCGATGATAAGTGAATCATTACCAGCTGCTAATGTAAGACCACCTGATTCTGCATCTATTTTAATTGCATCATCAGCTGTTCCAGAAGTATTTATTAATGATATTTTTTCACTTGCCGCTGTACCGTGTGGTGTGAATACCATTTGAGTAGCTGAAGAAGGCCCTATTTTTAATGTTTTTGTATTTATTAAATTTGGCGCAATCAACATATCACCTGCAGTTGCATCAATACTAACTGCATCAGTTCCCGTACCGGCAGCTGTAATAATAACAGATGCATCATGTGCACCCGTATTTTGAATAGTTAAATCATCAGCATCACCATCCGCGGCTACTGTAAGGTTCAATCCAGCGTTAGCCGAATCAATTGATATTCCCCCAGCAGAGGTATCAAGTGTAATTGCAGCACCAGCATTTACATCTAGTCCCCCAGCATAAACTATCCCACTTGCACTTATTGTTCCGCTTCCGGTTATATTTCCTTCTACTGTTAAAGTTGTGTCACCACTTCCACTTAATATTAGGGAACCAGTTATTTGTGCATCACCATCAAGAGTTCCATCCCATTCGGTTTCCATAGAAGCTGTTTGACTTGAAAGAACATATGGAATATTATTGTCATCGAATATACCACCACTTGAAGTTATTTGGTTTAATGCAGCATTACTACCACTCGTTATTATCTTTTTCCAATTTGCCATTTTAATGTCTCCCTACTATGTGTCTATAACCATATATATATACATATATGGAAATTTAATTTTTAGTTACTTTTTTCCAAGATAAAATTCATCATCATCATCATTATAATAAAATCCACCTGAAACTGCTGTTGGAGTGAATTTAAACCCACCCAACCTTAATACACCTTCACCATTTACCTTTAATGCATTCAAACTACCAGATTTCAATAAAAAGAAATCATCTGTTGCATTTACAGTGCTTACTTCTAAACTACCTGAAAATTTTATATTACCACTACCACTAATTGTATTTGTATTTAAATCTAAATTTCCACCCAATTGTGGAGTTGTATCTTCAACAATATTTGATAAATCACCTCCACCACCTCCACCTGAACCACCAGCAGCTAATGAAGCTGATGTAAATATTCCACCACCAATGGAAGCAGTTAACATTGTTATTGTTCCACTTGCACTTATGTTTCCACTTGCGGTTATATCTCCTTGAATATGTAAATCACCACTTGCACTTATGTCGCCTGCTACGGTTAGAGTTTTTGTCGGAGTTAATGTATTTATTCCAAATTTTAATCTTGAATCACCTTCACTCCCACTCATTATAGAAAATGTTCCAGTTTGAGAAAGATTATTTGAACCACTTACATTTATGAGAACTGAACCATCAGTAGATACTTGTGATGGATAAGCGATATCAGCAATATTATCTAATTGAATGTGTAATGAATGATTTGATGCACTAGCGTATCCACCAATTGCTATGGCATTTTTACCTATTGCTTGAGCATAATAACCAAGAGCTATACTTCTTAAAACTGCAGTATCAGAATAAGATCCAATTGCTATTTGTCCATAACCACCACCTACAGTTGAAGTTGCAACGTAAGATGCGTCTCCTATCGCAACAGAATAACCACTATAAACCCAAGAGCTCCTTCCAATAGCTACTGAACCATTTCCTTCAATAGTAGTACTCTGACCACCGATGGCTACACCTTGTATACCAGTAACAGTTGTACCAGAACCAATAACAACATTTTTGTATGAACTAGCTGATGCTTCATATCCTATAACTACTGAACTATTATTATCATTTCCACCAAGATAATTTACAGCATCATAACCAATGGTTACTCTTGACATTGATATTGAATTGATAGATAAATTACCACTTGCACTTATGTTTCCACTTGCGGTTATGTGACCAGTTACACTTAACCCACTACCATCAAAAGTTAAATTTGCTTCACTATTAACAGTAGAAGAATCTACTGAAGTTAGTACTCTATTATTACTAGCATTTGTATATGAAGAAATTGCAGCAGAAGATAATCCTGTTAATCCACTACCATCACCAGTAAATGAAGAAGCCGATATGTAACCACTTGAACTTATATTTCCACTTGCGGTTATGTTTCCTATGAATGTATGAGAATCATCTATTGTATTACCAAATGCAGTTGAACCAGATGATGTATTTACTATACTTTCAGACGTTATATATGAATGAGCAGTTAAAGTTCCACCTATAGTTAGATTATCGACTTTATTTCCAATTAAATCGTATAGATGACCTTCACTACCAGTCTTCTGTAACAGATTTTGAAATGTATCTGATATATTTTTATTAGTTAAGTCGAATGACATATATTATAACCCTATTTTTTAGACAATTTCTGTATAACTTCTTTTATAAAATTCTTTGCTCCCTGTTTATAACCCGTCTTAGTTGCATAGTTTTTAAGTATAGGTAACATTTTCTTTTTTTCTTCATAAATTGTAGATACACTAACACCTTGTTTATGTAAAGTATCTACCATTTTTTTAACTGGATCAAATGGATGTTTTACTTCTTTTACAACCATTTTGGGTTTAGAACTTTTTACTAAAGGTTTACTTTGTTGTTTAACCTCTACTTTAATTTTCTTTGCAGTATCTACTTCAAAGTCAGATTCCCAAGGTAGAAAATAAGTATCTTCTGCTATAACCTCTAACTTCATTGTTCCTTTGGTATCTTCACCCAATAAACCACGAAGTTTTTTAATTGGAACTTTACAGTTTCCATCTTTATCAATTGTTCCTTCGAACATTAATTTTAAATCTTGTGTTTCAACAATTATTCTTGAATTTGCTTTTGTTAACGAAGCACCTTCTAAATGAATTTGACATTCAAAAATTTCCTGTTTATCTGTATATAGTTTATAAGACATTTGTATTCTCCACTCTCATTTTTCCCAACACCTCTTTAATTACTAATTCGGCATCTTCAAGTTTAATTTGTATATCCCCTACTTCCTTTTCTTCATCATAAACCTTTTCACCCTTTACTCTACAAATAAGACGAATAAGTTTCTTTTTCTTTTCATCATCAAGTTGATGAAGTCTTGCTTCTCTTGCTCTTCTATTACCAGTTCCAAGACCATCAGCAATTTCAATAACAAAATTTACATCACCCCAAGTATATGGATTACTCCCCCAAACAATATTAGTATTATCTGGTGTACTCTGAGCACTACCATCGGATGGTTTAATAATATCACCATCCCATTGTATTGGTAAATTCTCTAAATTTTTATGCTTTTTAGCCATATATAGTATTATTCATCTATAAATATATTGTTTTATTGTTTTTCTAACTTTTCTATTATTTTATGTAAAAATATACATTTCGTATTTTTCTACATACCAATTACTTCGGAAATATCAGCTGTTGCAAAACCACTTACTGTTGAAATATCACCACTATCTATACCAACAACATCATTTCCGTAACCACTAACCACGGCTGTATAATCCACCACCAATGACATATAGTATATAAATGAATCATTCGGATCATAAGATAGATATGCATTTATGGTGGCACTATTAATTGTAGCATCATCTGGAAAAGTTGGATCGTCTATATTAAATAGTTGAGTCGCAATGCCTGGACCAACACCGGATTTCATTCCTATTTCTAGACTGGTTATTAAATCTTTTGTTAAAGTTGGACATCCACTAAAATTATCACTATTAATTTCTCTAGTAAAATCTTCTGGTGAATCAGTAACTCCTTCGTTTCCTGGTTCTATATCCTCATCATAAATAGTTGTTCCATCAATTCTAATTGCCCACCATTGAGCGAATTCTACCCAATTATATCCATTGTATACATAAGTACCATCATTACCATCATTTACAAGTGCAAACCTACTTGAACCCCCACTAAGTTGATATTGATTGGTAGTTCCATCAGCGTTTGGATTTAAGGTTTCTGTTGCCATTTAATCTATATCCATCATTTTATGTCCGAAGCTCAACACCAAATTGTGTTCCTGAACCAATATCAGATACACCACCTGTAAATGTATAAGCAAGTATTTCCATACTACGACTACCAGTTGCATGCCAATGTCTATAGTTTGTAGTAACTACTAATTTACCACTTTCAATAGTACCGCCAGTAACTGTCTGACCCCAACCAGTTATTGTCCATTGGAGATTAGCATCCATGTCATCTCCAGGAACATCACTATAAGACCATGCAGGTAGACCACCAGATGCACTAATTGTTAATACATAATATTCTGGATCCATCCAGTTATGAACAACACCCTTACCATAATGATTAAATTCATCTACTTCATCATTATCAATACCATTCTGATATTCTAAATTAAATTGAAATGTATTATCAATTGCATATCCCCTTATATCCTGATAAGAAGATTTCAAATTACCAAGACCAAAACCTGTACTGGCAACGTAGTGTTCATTATCTCTAATCGTTGACATTATGCTACCTTCACCCAAGTATTATCTGGATTGAAATAAATAGTATCACTACCATAATTCCACCCAACTACTCTTCCTATATGACCGGATGTTGCAGATTTTGCATTTGACGCAGAACCAGGTGTTTCTAAATATAATGCACAACCATTGTCTCCACCAGGGTCATATCCTATATTTGCCATTCCTCTTAATAACATTCCATCTGATGTTGAATTTGTTCCTGCTGCTAAACCTAATGAAGATGAAGCATTTCCAAGTGAACCAGAATGAGCTAATACCCAACCAGAACCAGTATGAGCATATATAGCACCAGCCACAGTTGTAGTATTTCCAAATTTAACAATATCACCTTGTACATTTCCAGTAGATGATATTGATGATGTTTCATATAATAATTGTGGTGTTGCGTATATGTTACCACTTGCACTTATGTCGCCTTGTACGGTTAGTTTTTTTGTTGGGGTTGCTGTTCCAATTCCAATACGACTATTACCAGCATCACCATATAAAAGTTCATTTTCACTACTATCATATAAATTAAAATTTGCATCTACCTCACCAGGATTAATATCAAATGAATCACCAGCTTCCATACTAAATTGGTGGCCACCACTACTGAGCTGATAAATAACATTACTTGCATTATCAGCTGATAGTGAATCGAGTGATATATCAACAATATTTGTAATATTAGTTCCATCATCACCAACGATATTTCCGTTAGCATTAATATCACCAGTTACTGTTAAATCATCGTCTATTTGTACATCATCCGAAGAATGAAAATGTTCTGCAGTTATTGTTCCACTTGCACTTATGTTTCCACTTGCGGTTATGTTTGTTAGATTTAAATCACTACTTGCACTTATGTCTCCTTTTACGATTAGTTTTCTCGATGGAGATGTTACAAGCTTCATATATTCTGTTGTAGTATCATCTGCTTCATGAAATAATAATTCACCATTAGTATATTGACCTACACCTATTCCATTGGAATCATCGTTGCCAAATTGAATCATTTTACTTTGACTTATCCATAAGGTGCTAGTTGGATACATCCCCCCAACATACAAATCACCACTTGCACTTATGTCGCCTGCTACGGTTAGGGTTTTTGTTGGAGCTTGTGTATGAATACCCACATAATTAGTATCACTGCCTGAAATAATTAGATTATCACTATTTGCTGGCATTCCCATACGCCACATATTAGATCCACTTTCTCTAAATAACCACTCCGCTGCACCCGTGCCACTATATCTATCTAAATATACTTGTGCATCTTTTTTGGTACTATTGGATGCTCTTAAAGATAAACGAGCCTGTCTTGAAGTATCACCTTGAATTTCAACTATTGAAATACCATCTCTAGCCCAACCTGGTTGTGGATTTATTACAGCATAACCATCTAAATACAAATCACCACTTGCACTTATGTCGCCTTTTACAGTTAAGGTTTTTGTTGGGGTGGTTGTATTAATACCTATTAATGGTTCTACTAAATAAGAACCAGTTATAGTCAGAGCTATACCACCCCAGGCCTGAGATAAAATTATTTTTTTTGCTGTTACTGAGTTTCCAATTATCAAGCGATCACTACTGTCATATTGCAATTGGGCTGAAGCGTCTACGTGTGAACCTCCGGTCCATGAAAGTGTTGAATCGTTTTTTAAATACAAATTACCACTTGCACTTATGTCACCTTGTACGGTTAGTTCTACTGCAGAAGATGGGTGTACGGTTCCAACTGGAGCTTGAGTTGTTCCCGGAGGACCAATAACTGAAGCAGAAGAATATGTTATACCACTCGCACTTATGTCACCTTCTACGGTTAGTTCATGTGGTGGTTTTTGTGTGTCTCCACCAACAGCCATTTTTCCGGAATATACATTAAATATAAATCTGGTTTTGGAACCAGAATTAAAGAAAATATAATCCAGTGCTTCACTACCCCCAGCGGATGCTGCAATCCGAGTTAGATTTACATCTCCCCCAAGACCAGTCCACCCAACACTATTCGTAGTTCCAAGTCTAATCCCACCTGATTTGACTATTTTACTACTGGATATGTCTCCTTCTATATCTAAATCACCACTTGCACTTATGTCGCCTGCTACGGTTAGTTCCATACCCGGAGCTGGTGTTACAGAACCATCTCCACCATGAATAACTGATTGTGAAGAATAATTTACACCACTTGCACTTATGTCACCTTGTACGGTTAGGGTTTTTCCACTTGAATATGAACTACCAACGCCTTTTGGTATACCAAATGAAGCTGTTAGAAAACTTCCACTCGGAGCTATAATTTCATTCTCTGCTATAATGTCACCACTTGCACTTATGTCGCCTTTTACAGTTAAGGTTTTTGTTGGATCTGATGTTAATATTCCTATTTTTTCATTTGAACCAGATACAAAAAATAAATGATCATTTGTATCACCATCAACTCTAAAATCAAACGGTCTATTTTGAGTATTAATTTGTACCATAAAAGGAGTAATTCCCAACTTTGGGAAGTCTCTAGATAATGGATTAGAATCACCCTCTGTTGAAACATAAAATCCTAAATTATTATTAGTGACATCATATGAATTATTATTAAATTCTATAGATAAATTAGTTGATGAATCTGCGTCTCTAATTTCATCTGTTGATATATATCCAGCCATCAATGATTCAGTAATGTAATTATAAGACAATCTGTTGACATCCAAATTATTAACACCACTTATATTAAAAGTAATAGATTTTGAAGCACTAATCTGATATTCATCCAACTCATCATTATACCCAATTAATAAATCATTTCTCGGAGCTATTGATGCTGAAGTTAATTGAAACTTAATATATCTATCACTTTCTCTGTCTATTTTAAATGGTAAATCAGATGTAACTGTACCTATATTAGATAATGCCATATTATTTACAACATTTAATGATTCTGCTACAACATCTCCCCTAAAATAATGTCTTTCAGAACCACTAACCAATCTAAACTCATCTGTAAAATACCACAAATCCTCCGCTAATCCAAGTGATGTACAAACCTTTTCACCAAAAAACTTAAATCTTCTTAATTTATCAGAACCGGTTATTCCATTTGTAATAAATTGTATAGAACCAGTATCCGTTCCATCATTGAGACTGGAAGAAAGATACATATCATTTTTAAATGTTTTATTTACATTAAATTGGTCAGCTGAAGAAGAAAATATAAATGCATTTTGAAAGGAACAAGAAATTGAACCAGTTATTCTATTCCAAACTTGTGATGACGACATTGCATAATTAGAAAAATTATCACTATTAAATAATGATTGACTAATTGAGGCAGTATTTTGGTTTTCACACGCAATGTATGAAAATTGTTTACCACCAACTGTTTCTTCTAAAATTCTTAAACCATATTTTGCCATAAAAAATTCCTAATTTGGGGCTCGGTCTCCTGATGTATTAGATATAATAAAAATGGGATCACCATTACTATCAAATTTTTGACCAATTTTTGATGAAAATGGAGCTTGACCGAAACTGAATTGACCGGCTGTTGTTGTTACCAGTACTCTATTTGAAGCTCCAAATACAGTACTACCAGGAGATACCATACCAGTACCATTCATCTCCAACCAATATCCAGTACCTGGATATTCTAACGTAAATTCATGTCCAGTTGATGAAGATCCTGAAAATGGATATGTATTCAAAGCTGATTGATTATATGAATTTGTAAATCTTAATCTAAATTTCATTTTAGTTGTCTGACCGGAAGGAGCTATAAAGAATTCAACCGGTACACTAAAGACAGCTGAAACAGGGTTTATTCCTTCAGCATAATCCGGATGAATTCCTTCTTCAAAAATTGTACTGTAAGGTGTACCATCCGTATTAATTAATGGCCTGTTTCCCATTGGTTTCCAGTCCGGGTCAGTCGAATTAGGAATAGATCCACTTTTCCAATAATCTACATTAATTTGATGAACTTTTCCACTATATGTTTGTAAATTACTAGCACTTATGGTAATTAAACTCTGTTGAGGTATTGGTTGGTCACTGTCATCCTCTCCTTCAACGATAATAGATTCACTCATAAAAAGTGCACCACTTCCGCTAGTCATTTCATTTGGATTTTTAAATATTATTGGTGATATATTATTATTATAATAAAGTTGGGTAGTACCAATATCAGTTGTTGATTGAATTGTCATATCTAAATCTAAAAGAATAGTACTTCTTACATTATAAAGATTTCTCCAATGTGGATTTTGAGTGTCTGATATACCAACAACGGTCATAGTAGCATAACCTTCTACGACTTGTTCATATGTTCTCAAAGGATCTTGTTTTATCCATAAATATCCCATAAATTTTAAACTATCCCCACTATGTAATGGAGTTACATCAGAAAATATAACTAATCCATTACTATCCTTAACTTCAAAAAGAATATTAGAACCTTGTTTTAAATTTGGATATCCACTTACTATTGGATTAATTGATATTCTAAAACCATGTTTTCCATAAGATAAAGAAGGTGTGGTGTTATTTGGAAGATCACCAAAAGATACATTAAAATATGTACCCATATTAACATCTCCTACTGGAGATCCAGACATATCAATTTCATCTAAATTAAGTACAGCTGGGTATAGTATATCCTGGCTAAATTTCGGTGGAAATGTTTTTGGCACTACAATTCTCCTATTTATATAACTTGTCTTATATAAATATATAAAAGTTTAGTATTTAGGAATAAATAACTTTACTAAGTCCGTTGTTTATGTTAATAGGAATTAACATATCCATGTAATCTTTGATTGTATCGAGGTGTGTGATAATCATCACAAAGTCAAATTGTGTTTTTAGATACTGAAAAGCCCCTTCCATATTGGCTATATTATCACTATCTAATGTACCAAATCCCTCATCAACGATTATAAAGTTAGGTCGTGGAAGTGTGGAAACATTGATTAATCCTATACGAATTGCAAGAGATGATACAAATCTTTCCATACCACTTGATAATTCAAGATTCCATTTATCGTCAGCATAACAGATAAATGCATCTATATTCTTATCTTTCATTTCAAGTTCTATATGGAAACCAGCCATCATATTCTCTAATACGTGATTTACTTCTCTTTCGATTGCTGGAATAGCTTTTGCTATCAATTCATATGGAATACCATCTTTTGAAAGTGTCATAAGATATAAATCATAATCAAGAATCTTCTGTTCTGTATCTATAAGTTCTTGTATATCTCTTTCAATGTTTTGTTTTTGATTTTTTGCTACTGATAAAGTAGATAAAACTTCTTTATATTTGTTATCTACTTCTATATTATCCATTTGTAATTTAGATAATTTTTCTGTTATATCTGAAATTTGTTCATTTAATTTATGATTACTTTCAATCTTTTCTTCTGATTTATAATATGATGAAATTCTTTCTTCATTATTTGCAATCTCTGTTTCTAAGTGTTCTAATCTTGCTTCCATTTGAGCAATTTTTCCACCGATCTTTACAGCATCATGTGATACTTGACTTAATTCATCTTGAAATCTAGCGAACTCTTCTTTGTTTTCTTCTGCATCTTCTACTTTACCAAAATTATGTTTGTATATTGTATGCATTCCCATAGCAGCTGTGTGTTCATTTTCAAGTTGTTGTAATTTATTTTGATGATGTTCTTGTTCTTGTATTTGTTCTTCACCATTTTTTAAACAATACTCACAATTTTCATCATATTGAAATTTTTCTAAATCTTTTAGATGAGATTTTAAAGATTTTATCTTAGATTCAGTTATTTTTATATTGGATTCTGTATCTCTTAAAGATGATTTTAAACCCTTATATTCTTCATAATCATCTTGTATTTTTTCTTCATCTATCTCTGCAAGTTTTTCGTGATATTCCATATATAAAGGTCTTAATGTTTCTTTATATTCACTATCCTCTTCAAATTGTTTTTCTAATTGTTTTTGTTCTGTTAAAAATTCATCTGCTTGTTTGTGTAACTCATCAATATCATAAGATTCATCTATTTTATATAAACCTCTAACTAACTCTAATTTCTTACCTTCCAAGTCTACAATCTGTTTCATTAAATCTTGATCTTGTTTATTTAAACCATCTTGTTTTTCTTCTAAATCTACTATTTGATTTTCTGTTTTAGCTAATTCTCTATAACTATCTTTCTTTTGAAACCTTTTAAGTGATACTCTTTCATCATTTGAATCTGATTTAGCTACAGCTTCTAATTGTTCAAAGATATCAATATCCATAAAAGTAGATAAAACTTTCTTTCTTTCGGCTTGTTTTTTGTCTATAAAGTTCATTCCATTGGTTTGTAAAGAAAGACTTGTTAGAATAAAATCATCAAATGTCCCCAACACTCTTCGTATCTCTTCATTTGTTCCACCACCATATTGTGAATTAAAACGAGCTGCCCCACTTAAATCTACTTCCTCACCACTATCATCAATCATATAGAATCGCACTTTGACAGGACACATATGAGATTTAGTTCCATCTCTATGTTGTCTAACCTTATATTCAGCATCTCTCTCAATCCAATAGTCTAATCCGTTGATTTCAAGATTAAGTCTAGCTCTAAATGTCTGTTTCTTCTTATTCATCACATCAAGAGCCCTATTTGTTCTACTACACATATCATATATAGAATATGAGATAGCATCCATAAGAGCAGACTTACCAGAATGGTTAGGAGCTACAACTCCGACAGTTCCATTGAGTTTTGTAAAGTCAATTTTATTACCTTTACCATAACAGAACATATTATCGAATTCAAATGACTTAATTTTCCAATCTACATTTCTTGTTATATCACCATCGTATATTTCAGGTGAATTATTTGTTAATTCATTTATTTTCTTAACTCTTTTTATTGATTCATCGTCTATACCTATAGCATTTCGTTTCAGAAAATCTTCTATAAGTTCGTTCTGATAATTTAAATCTCTAACATCACCAATATCTAATTTATTTTCTCTATCATCTCCAATAGAAAGATTATCTTGTCTTTCAGTTACAACATCTTTAAGTTTTGGATATTTTCGCCGTAAATCCATCTGTATGTCTTTGATTTGTTCAAGAGTTGTATCCCAATATTTAATTTTAACTCTACCTTTTATTGGCACAAAATTCATTTTATTTTGTATTACACCACTCTCTACATTTATAATCTTAAATCCATAATCATTTTTTACAGGGTGGTATTCAGCTTTCTTTGTTTCTAAATCCCAAAGTAAAAATCCATGTGATGGTCTTTCTCCAAAATTCTGTTGAATAAGAGAACCAGGATAACCAATAGTTTTATCATCATTTAAGAATTGTCTCTTATGAATATCACCCAACAAAACTACATCATATCCATCAAATGTATCAAGTTTTACATGCTCATCTCTAACTACAAAATTGTTATCATATTCGTGTTTATCTACACCACCATGAAATAATGCTACTGTTTTATGAGCTCTCAAAGTTTTTGGGTCTGGTAAATTATTGGTAAGTTGGTTTCCACCTTTATCTCTATCGTATATTGACATCACACCGAAATCTACATCATCAAGTGTGTAAGTTCCCGATTTTTTCCAATAATGAAGATGTGGGTCAATTTTTTTAACCAAATCTATAATAGGTGAAAGCGTATCCTCTCTTGATTTGTTGTTGAGATTACAATCATGGTTTCCAGGTATAACAATAGTTGTGGCTATTTTACACAAAGATAAAAAGAAATTTGCTACCATTCTAACCTCTTCGGGTGAAGTATCTAACTTCCCATGAACTACATCACCACCTATGTATATAAGATCTGGTTTTACAACTCTTAATTGTTTATATAACTTTTTAAATACTTGTCTGTATTCTACAAATCTATGTAACTTACGGATATGAATATCCGCAAGATGAGCTATTGTTTTTATCACTCAAATTCTCCTATTTTCATTTTAATAAATGAAACCATTTCTTCTGCTATATTTTTCTTTGTAAATGTTTCTGTACCTTCAAAACCTGGATTTGAATTTACCTCACATATTTTATACCCCTCACCATCAAATAATAAATCTACACCAGCTATATCTAAATTAAGAACTTTAGATGATTCTGTAGATAACCATTCAATTTGTTCATTTACCTCATACGGAAATCCTTCACCACCACGATTAAGATTTGCTCTAAAATCTTCATCCGTTGCTCTTCTCATCATACAACCAACAACTTTATTATTTACTACTAGTACTCTTAAATCTTTTCCCCAACTATCTTTTATAAGTTCTTGTATAATAATATCATATCGTGGATTTGTAAGTTCAGCCATTGTAATCAACTGTCGTAATTGTTTCTTATTATCTGCAATAAACACACCCTTACCATAACTACCACTTATTGTTTTTATAATAACAGGAAATCCAAGATGTTTTTGAACAAAATCTACATCAATTGGATGTTTTAATAACAATGTTTTTGGAATATCAAGATTTGATTGTGCAAGTATCTGATGTGAATATAACTTATCTTTTACATTATCTATAGCATCACTGCCATTTATAACCACCACCCCCATTCTCTCAAAATGTCGTATAACTGCTTTTATATAATAAGTTGTTCCACTACCTGTTCTTGGAAATACAAATTTAGGTAATGATAATGATTCTCCATTAACTAATATAGAACTTTTATTATCTTTATTAACAAAAATATCTATTTCAGTTGGATTAATAATTCTAACACTAACATCATGATTCTTAAATTCTTCAACCAATCTATTTGTTTCATAAGAATCGTGAAATTGTGGTTTAACCAATAACCAACCACTAACCATATAATTTTCCCTTAATAATATCTGAAAATGTAGATTGTTCCGTTTGTTTTATTCTATTCCAAAACTCTTCAAAACCTAATTCTGATGGATCTTTTTCTTTCATACTTAATAAGTATGCCTCAATTCCACTATCCATCAAAAACTTAACCAACTTAGCAGCATCCTTTTTTGCATCTGTATCTAATGCTACATATACCTTCTTAACTTTTTTTGTAACCAATTTCTTTACTAATGACTTTGATGGAAATTTACCGAGAAGAGGTATTACATTTTTTCTAACAGCAATTGCATCAAATGAACCTTCTACTAATACAATAGGTTCATTCCAATTTATGAATAATTCAAATACTACTGTATCCTTTGACATTGGTGGATTTTTATATTTAAATCTACTATTTGGAAAGATATCACGAGCTATAAAATAATTAAGTTTTCCATCTTCATCGTATGATGGTATAATAACTCTATTACTATAAATTCCATTAATACAATATCCGATACTATACCTTAATATCTCCTTTGGACCTATTCTTCTTTTCTTTAAATAATGAATAGCATTCTTATATATAGGATCTTCTGATTTTAAATACAATGGTTTATATTCCTTCGGTAAACTAACATCATGTATAGTTTCTTTTTGGTCTGTTTCATAACTTATGTAATCATTTAGAAGTTGTAATACTTCTTTTATTAAATGACTTGGCGCATTTATCTTTCGTAAAAGAATACCTATTTTATAACCACCTTTATTACAAACCCAACAATGCCACTTTTGAGTTTTAAAATTCACTTGTAACTTCTTCTTATGGTGATGACAAAATGGACAAAAAAAGGCATTTTCACCATTTTTTAACTGGTAACTCTTACCCATCACTTTTTCCAATATGGTAAGTAATTGTAAATTATACATTAGTATAATATACTACTATTTTACTATATAAATCAAGCTTTTTCTTTAAAAAGTGACATAACCAATCCGTCATATGCATCAATATTCCGTTTATCCCAATTTCCCCTTGTTGTGTGTTTACACCATTTCTTTGTATCATATAACTCTTCTATTTGTCTTTTAACGAAATCTTTCGCTTTAATACCCTTAACTCTCGCTTTACCGAAAACTTGTTTACGAGCCGTCATAGGATTCACATTTTTTACTTCAATATCAAATGTATCCTCTATCACATAACAAAGAACAGCGTTAAACTTTGCAAGTTTAACAATGACCTGTTGAGATGTCCTTCCACCAGCAAATCCTGATAGATTATCCTCAACATATACTTTTTTAACATCATCAATATACGAACTTTCATTGATACGAGTCAAGACATAAAATGCTTTTTCTTTGTGAGTTGTGAATTTTTTGATATCGATGAAACCCATATCAAGTATTTTTTTGTTTTCTGTAAATGCATATCCTACACAAGATGTGGATATGTCTAACCCCAATATAACCATATTTTTCCTAAAATTCTAATTTAACTTTAATAACTGCTTCTCTTGAAAAGTTTTTCTGTAAGGATTTACTTAATGCAGCTATAGCTACACAAGTTCCATAATTATCATATAAATGAACTTGTGTTATAAATGACTGAGGATCACCATCCATTGTTGATGAACCTGATATATAATCAACACCGTCATATCCAGTATAAGAACCACTAGTAATAATAAATCCACCCTTTCTACCAACATCATTATTAAACATATTTCTACCTGATCCACTTAAAATAGTAAAATTATTTGTATGATTAAAATGAGTATTAGGTATTCTACATAAATAAATTACATTTGTTACTTCTTTTTCACCAAACAAAGTTAAAGAATTTCCACTAACATTTCTCATAGTATTTACAAAACGTAATGCATTTTTATCATCTTGATTAGAAGATGTTAATGGATAAAGTTGATCATGTCCACTATTTTTATATAAGAATGAGCCACTAAAAGTTCCTCCACCCCAATTTGAATTTAGACTCATACTTGTTTGATTTTTAATTGAAGAAATAATAAATTTCTGAGAATACTTCTCGTTCCCACTTCCACTATCAATTCTAATTGCATCCCCAACTACAAGAGATCCTGTGAAATTAGTCCCGCTTCCAGAAATTTGTTTTGATCCATTAGATGCGGTTATAGTACCAGTAAGTATAGAATATCCACTTTTATTAAATTCAGCAATTTTTGGATTTTTTACTGATCTAAATTCATTAGAAAGTTTTTCACCAAATACCATCAAACCAACATCAGGATAAATATAACCATATCTCCCACCCACAACATTTCCAACCATAGAACCGGCAGATCCAGAAACTATACTATATACATGACCAGCATCTGTTACATTAGGTGGTGTTGTAACTACCTTGCTGTCATCAGTTAAATGAAGAGTTTTACCACTACCATTTGAATCTGATCCACTTAATGTCAAAGTCCAATTTCCAGATTGTAATTGATCTTTAAATCTTGATTTTTTAAAGTTTAAAATATATATCCAATTATCGACATTACCATCATTACCATCAGATCTAACATCTGAACCGGATGATATTAAAAATCCTTTATCTATTCTATCAGGATCTAATAAAGCTGATGCATATTGTCTATATACAGCTTCAGAAGCTCCTTTTATATCATTATTATTTGTAATAGAACCAGACCCAAATCTATGACCCCATGTGATATAAAACTGTGTATTAGATTTTGGTGAATTTGGATCACCGTCTGTAACTCCAAAATAATATTTCTTATTCGTATCTGCCATAGATGCTGTATATATAGAACTACCACTTATACCACTATTTTTATCAACACTGTCACCCGTAAAATAATTAATTGTTTTCATACCACTTTTTATAATTTTATCATGTCCTAATTTTGCAGTTCTTATTGTTAATGGTATGCAATTACCACCAGTACCACATGAAGTACATTCAAAACCCAATGTCGCCAAATAATCATTATCTACCAACCCACATGGGTAAGGATCTGTGTAACATATAGAAGCATCTCCACCATCACTACATTTAAATTGACCAGAAGGAATTTCTGTAGTAATAAAATCTTGACCATATGACATTGATACTGCCGTTTCATCAGCCCAAAACTCTGTCCACACAGGTGCACCAGATGGTATATTCATGTCTCCATCAATCATACTTTCTATATATTGAGCAATATCATATCTACCCAGGTCTTCCCATAAACCCTGATCAGTTGAATCTAACTGACCATCACCATTTAGGTCATAATCTTCAAAGTATTCAATACCAAACATGGAATAGTCAAATCCTCCTTGTGGAAAATATCCATACCAAGTATATTCCGCGGTAAGATCATTACCACCTTCCACACTCTTCAACCATTGTACTCTTTGTATAAATTCAAGTGGTCTGGAATCTCCTTGACATGCAGTAGTGGTCTGACCGGATTGACCATATGAAGATATACAATTTGATTGTATCAATGGACTGTCTGCCAGTCCACTTTTCCACCGTATCCACAACCCATCATATTCAGATATTATATTATCACCCATCGCCGACTCTTGACTTTCAGTTGGAAATTCAGCTGAACAATTATTTATTATATCAGCAGCACAATATTGCCAACAAGCGTCTGTGTTTGGGAAAGTATCATCACACTCTCCTGTAAGACTTGTATCTTCTGGATGCATCCATTGAATATCATTACTATCTGCTGAATGCACATGTGTAACATCTAACTCTCCTCCATGTTGATAAGATAAACCATATATATTAGCATGTAATGCCTGTACCATCTGAACGGTTGTCATATCACCACCATAACTACCTTCTGGTGGACCATATGTATTTCCCCATTTAAAATGAAGGTAATCATCATAACTACAACAACCTGGAAAACTACCACCACATTGTGTTGTAGCTTCTGGCCAATAATTTCTAGCTTGAGGATCAGTACACCCAATGATAGAACAATCAGTTAAATCTTGAATTCCTCCGGTGTCACCATCATCCCAACCGAACTCCGTTCCAAAAGATGCATCAGGATTATTTGGGTCTGATACTGTAATACTTAAATTAGCGGTCAGCCAACCGACAGGTGCGGCCATTAAACATGCTGGATATGAAGCTTCACCTGATACTGAATCTGAAACTGTTGGACAAATTTTATTCCAGTATAATTGAAAATTACCATCAAACTGTAAATTACCATTATAAAGTAAAGCACAAATTCCATCTCCACCAGCACCGAGTTCTCCATTTGTCTCTATAGTCGATAATTCATTATTATTTAAATATAAAGTTGTTAAACTTGTTAAATCTTGTATTTGTACTGGTATTATACCAGAAGCATCACCAGCGCCAAGTGAATTATCAGATAAATCTAATGTAGTTAAGGAAGTTGCGTTTCCTATCGATATTGGTATTTCTGTTAAACCAATATTACCTGCAATAAAAGATGTTAAATTTCCATTTATGTCCCATACACTTTCACCACTATTTAAATTAATTTGCATTGATTTTGCATCTGGTGTACTGGAAACTGCAGTTAAATCTCCAATAACACTCACATCTGTTTTAAAGAAACAATGACCAGTCTCAGTATAACCATCTACATCTATATCTTCACCGAAAAGAAATATTGAATCTTCAATAACTACATCAGGGTCATATGAAGCAGTTGCACCATCTGTATGTTTATTCCAATAAAAATCATGAGTTGTCATATCACTACAATATTCACAAGTTGTTACTGGATATTGATCATATATATTGATCTCAGCTGGATCTAAATATAAAGTACCAGCGCCACTACCTACTTCAAAGTTAAGTGCTACTGGATCTGGACAACCAGTTAATGTCCACCCACCACAATCAGGATGTGTATCTAAACCATTTGATGCTACATCCCAACCAACCGGAATATCCTCATATTCACCAACAGTACCATCTGGAATATGATTTGTTTCATTAATGTCATCACAATAATATTCACTGGATATTATATCACCTGGATAGTCGTCATCAGGACCTTGAACATCACAACATTGTGAATTTCCAAGTCCATAGCCATTGGGGTCATAATAATTACTACCATCAGCCTGACAATATTCTACTGGATATACACAACATTCTGTTGTAGCTGATCCTGGATTAGCTGTATCAATAAATGGATTGGTAGGATCATAACCCGCATCATATCCATTTTGACAGGTTTCTTTCAGAATTTCATAGTTGCAAGCAGTTATATCTGGACATCCCACGTCATATATTGGATTTTCTTCACATGGTGCTCCATTACAATCATAACTAGCACAAGATACAGGTTGACCTACATTATTAGCACCACAAACAAAATGTTGGGTTGTATCATAAGGAGGTCCATCACTTCCTTGTGGATTATCATCATCAAGGTTGGCCGCATAACAATATGTATAATAAATATCTGGATAATGCAGAACCATGCCACAAGTTTCACCGGTGGGAGAACAATCACCAGTGGAATAACATAAATTACCGGTATTTTCTTGTGTTGCATCAACCACACAAGTCTCTCTACCTGATTTCCATGCTCCACCAGAGCCAGTATCACATACACCACAATCATCCATGTTGAAATCCGCGGTTGGTACAAAACTATATATATCTAATCCTTCACCAATAATAATGTCAGCGCTTCCACCAACATCGCAATCACCACAAGTATCTAGTGAATATTCACAACGACCTTGACGATAGTCACAATGAGTAGAATCACAAGTACAATTTACACCGGCATCTGTTGTAGTACCACCTCCATCACAACAAGACGTATATTCACAAGAACCATCATCATAATAACCCTGTGCCGCTGTCCCATCTTGAGTACATGCTTTTGGATCAGTACAACCACCTACCTCAGTACCACTTGAAGCTGATACTAAAATATAATTAGCTGGACAAGTAGGACCACAATAAATTTCATCAGAACTACCCTCATTACAGTATCCAGTAACTCCCTCTAGACAACATGTTACTCTTTCATCTGAATTATCAGTACCACCTTCTAATCCAGTACAACATGTTGTACCACCATCATCTGTATAATTACCAAAATTACAAACACTGTTAGGATCTTCATTCGCATTAGAATTATAATTACAAGCAGTTGCATCCATACAACCTGTATCTGTACTGGTATCATATCCACTCGGACAAGTAGGATTACAACTGGTTACCTGAGTTACACCAGATCCGACAATCTGATAACAGTCTATAGTTATTTCAGATTGACAACTAGTACCACTACAATCACCTGGACTTCCACAAGGTGTAGCTGAAAAATCATATCCATCATAACTACTATTAGCCGAACAGGATAAATCAGTATAATAGAAACAACTGTCGTCATCCGTATCTGCGTTAACATTATAATTACAAGCAGAAAAATATGTACAACCTTCATCTGAACTGTCATCCCATCCATCATGAAGGTCACAACTTTCATCACAACCAGTCCAAGAATAGACTTGATCATCTAGTTCATTATAACAAGTAACTGTGTTTTGAGCATAACAACCATCTTGATCAGTTCCACCATCCGATGAGGGGCAATTAGTTGGACTGCCACAAGGTGTAACTCCACCACAAGAACCCTGACCAAAACATCCACCTTGACCATCAGCTCCATCACAAGTTGAACTTTGTCCTCCACAATTTGTACACGTAGCATATATACAAGCAGCATTATCACAATTATTTTCATTACAGGCACTTGAGTCACCACAGGAATATGAGAAACAAGGATTATTACATCCACCACCACATTCTGCACAACCACTATAATAAGTACCTACACAATCATCACTGTCATCAGTACTGTCTATAACCCAACCGGTATTACAAGTATTACCTTCAGTACATTGTGTTTCTGAGTTACCTGGGTCTCCGAAACCATCAACATCTGCATCTCTATAACAAAGAGTATTAGTTTTAGTTCCCCATTCAGTCCCTGCACAATCTGAACAAATCCGATTAGTAGTTCCAGAACAAGCGGTAGTTTCGGTTTGATTGGAAGCACACGTTGCGCAACTACTACAAACTCGATTAGTAGTTCCAGAACAAGCTGTAGTTTCGTATGTGCTACCATCGGTACACGTTGCGCAACTACTACAAACTCGATTAGTAGTTCCAGAACAAGCGGTAGTTTCGTATGTGCTACCATCGGTACACGTTGTGCAACTACTACATCCTCGGTCCGAAGTTGTTGTGGGTGCCGTGGATTCATATTGGGTGTTTGTGCATACTGTTAAATCTGTACATCCTCGGTCCGAAGTTGTTGTGGGTGCCGTGGATTCATATTGGGTGTTTGTGCATACTGTATGTGAATAACACACTCCCTCAGAAGAATACTGACCATCAGATGGACCACTACCATCACATACACCACAATCATCTAATACATTACCATCACAGTCACATGCCCAACTTGGTATACCCATACCACCACAGACACCACATTCATCATTTACTAAAACACCACCACATTCACCAGCACAATCATCCGAAGGACACCCAGGGCCACAATCGTTACACCCACAGGGTGCAGGTTCACCACAACCACAACCTACATCTGCAGATGCACCTTGGCCATCATTACAACCACATCCTTCTTCGGGATACCAACAATTGGGTTGAACCCCACATTCCGGGCAGAAGCCGCCACCATCTTCACCATCACCACCACCACCACCAAAACTGCAATTTCCGGTGCAATATTCGGTGTACTGAGATGAAAAATTGGCACATGGTACGTAACCACCAGTTGCACCACAGGAACCGTTTCCTTGATTATATTGACCACAATAGCTGTAAAATATATTACACATAGTTCCGTTACCATTGAATGCAGTGCAGGGAACTCCCATTACTCCAGAACAACCACCACCACCAGTATTATGAGTTAAAATACCATCGGCAAAGAATGTATGATTATCTTTTACATGAATATCATATGTTCTAATACCAGATTCTAATATAGGTTCTATATCTGTTACTATAACTTCATTTAGTTCACCACTATCATCATATTCATATACAACATCACCAACTTCTAATTGTTCAACTTTTTTTCCGTAATTAGATGCCCAAACCCATTGATGTAATGTATTGCATCTTTCAGCATCTACAGCTACAAATCCTTTATCTCTTGACCAAAATGGATTAGCTATTGTATTATGTGTTACAGTACCATTATCATATGTAATTTTAACTGTAATATCACCACCTTCTATATCAGTATGTGTCTGAGTAAGTAACCATTCTACTTCTTTTGGTTCAAATTGTCCTGTGTGTACATTATAGGAAAGAACTTCATCACCTTCAACAATATCTTCAATGTTTTTATCTGGACCATCTTTCATTATAACTTTTGTTCCGGCTATAAAACATTCTGCCATAAGTTCAGCTACAGATTCATCAGAATACTCAAAATCTTCAGAAACAGTATCAAACTGATGTGTTATATCATTCCACTCCAATATAACTTCGTTATATATTTTTCTCATTTTTCCCATATTTTAATGATCCACCTTAAATGTTATAATTAAATCTATATCATCTCTCATTTGTATTGACCTAGGTAAATTAGCTGTAATTAATGGTTCTTCTTGTTGATTTCTATGTAAATGTATTTGATTAAAATAAGGAGACCACCCACTTCCTGTTAATTCGTTTCTCATATTAATATAATCAGCAAAATTTGAACCTGATGGTAAAGACCCAGACAATGGTAATCTGGTACTCGCATTCATTGCTCTATTAAAATCACCAGCATTTATTTTAATTGAATATTGTGATGTAAATATAGGTGTTGTTGAATTAAAATTTAATTTCCAAAATTTATAATTTTTTTCTAATGTTGTTGCAGAAGATTCTTTTCCACCAATATCAGTATAATCAACAGACCCAGACCAAGAGCCTGTTTCTGTTAATACAGCTACACCCAAATCATAAAATACATTACCGACATAATTATATTTTGTTGATAATGCTCCAGCACTTTGAGAATGTGATGCGTTGGTAGAATATAAATTACCATTATTATCATCTTTAATTATAATTTCTTTTGTTGTATTTGTTGAACTTCCAGTTCTTGCAGTTAATTGAAAAGAGCCTGGTTTTATTCTTTCCCCAAACAATTGTTGTGGAATATAAAATATAGAAGCTGTAGAATAAAACTTGTTGGTATAAAAAGGTTTTAAATCATTATGTTGATTAAAATTGTGATATATATTATTAAATTTTACAGCATCTGCTGGTTGATCTTCTAAAACCTTTGAAGAACCACTTAAATAAAACATTCCATGAATAAGAGCCCAATGACTACCGGAAGTAGATAATGTCACATTTTTATCTGGATCAGTGTAATCATCTTTTTTTGATAATACGTGATGAACTCCATCAGACGCGCTATTTACTGTTTGATTTTTATGAAAAGATTGCTCTACAAAATTTGTTTCTGATGAATCGACTCTTCCGAATTTAATTGACATGACAACATAACACAGTTAATAAGTTAATTTAACTTTGATTGTAGCTTCAGATACAAAGTTTTTCTTTAACGGTTTACTCATTTCAGCAACTGCTAAAAGCTGCCCTGCAGAATTATATAAACCAATACCAGTTATAAATGTACTTGGATTACCCATCATGGTAGTATGACTAAGTTTATTTAAAGCTCCACTTACAAAAGTTGGATTGGATGAAAAATTATAATCACCAGATTTAATTCTACAAAAATAACTTTCTTGTGTCGCGTCTTCTTCACTTCTCATTTGTAATACATTATTACTACCACCGAGTCTTAAACAATTTACAAATCTAAGTGCATTTTTTGGATTTCCTTGAGCATTTAAATTTGGTGCAAAACCACTACTACTTCCTATAGTAGATGTATTAGTTGAAAAACTAGCAGTTATATCAGTTGTATCTATCAGTGAAAGTAATGACCCCTCTTCATACAGTGCATTACCAGCCCACTGAAAACTACCGGTAAACGCACTGGTTGAAAGTCCATCACCGGTGATTGTCATTCTTATAACTGTATTTCCAGTAGTACTCGCACTTGTGAATTGTACTATATCACCAACACTTAAACCTGAAAATGCAGCTGCTGATGATGAATAATAATATGAACCATTGGACGCCGTTACATTATTAATTAAGTTACTACCAAAATTAGGACCACCTGGAATGGATGCAGATAATTCTACACCACTAAATACCATAACACCACGCTCTGGATAAAACCAACCATAAGTTTTATGAAGATAAGCATTAGCTCTATTAGAACCAGTTGGAGAACCTAATGATCCACTTACAATATTATATCTTTGACCTCCAGGGGTTGCTATAGATGGTACATAAGCGCTATCATCAGTTAAAGAAAGAGAAACACCATCACCCTGAGTATTAGATCCAGATAATACCATAGTCCAAGATTTTTTGTTTAATCTATCTTTAAATCTATCTCTTTTACCAATCCACGTGTAAATATATTCATCTCTTACTTTGGAAGAACCATAAACACCACCAGTACCAGCTGCTGATATCTTAAATCCACCCGAAACTTCAGTCGGTACCATAAGTAAATTTGCAAATTGTTTATAAATTGCTTGAGTTTCGCCTTTAAGATTAGTAGGATCGTTCTCAGTATCACCATATTGGTTAGATCCAGAACCTAATACATGACCAAAAGCAACTGAAAATTGTACTTCCGAATTAGAAGCCGATGAATGTAATTGAGTTACATTAAAATAATACTTTTCATTTGAATTTGATAAAGATCCTGTATGTATATTAGTACCAGAAAGTGTTCCATCGCCGTCTGTAAAATAACCAGCTGTAGTTTTAATTGTATCTGATACTGTATCTTGATCTAATATGGTCGTTGAATGTGGTGGTGCTCCTTGTGCCAATGATATATGACCATTATAATCAAAGCTATCTTCATATATGGTTTCCCACTGCCCATTGGTGTCATTAAATCTAGTTATGACTTTATTATATATTTTCATTTAAACTTTCCTTATAGCTTTATATAAAATAACTGATAATATAATATATTATTAATAAGTTAATTTAACTTTGATTGTAGCCTCAGATGCAAAATTCTTTTTTAATGGTGAACTTAAACGAGCTGTAGCTAAAAGCTGTCCTGTAGAATTATATAAACCAATACCAGTTATAAATGTACTTGGATTACCCATCATATTAGTATGTCTAAGTTTATTTAAAGCTCCACTTACAAAAGTTGGATTTGCACTAAAATTATAATCTTGAGCTTTAACTCTACAGAAATAATTTTCTTGAGTTTGATCTTCTTCACTTCGTAATCTTAAAGTATTAGAACTACCCATATTTCTCATACAATTTGCCAATCTAAGTGCATTTTTTGGATTGCCTTGAGCATTTAGATTTGGTGCAAAACCGCTACTACTATATCTTTTATTCGCGATAGTTGCACTAAAACTAGCAGTAATTGCGTCTGTTTGAAGTGCTCCACCATCGACTCTAGGTCCAGGTATACTTGATGAAAGTTCAGCACCACTAAATATCATAACACCCATTTCAGGATAGAACCAACCAAAAGTTTTTGTTGTAAATGCATTTGTTGGAACTCCAAGTGATCCTTCAACTATATTATATCTTGGACCTCCGGGAGTTGCAATGGCTGCTACATTAGAGCTATCATCTGTTAAATCTAATGTTACATTTCCATCATTAACAGTATTTCTACCAGATAATGACATTGTCCAAACTTTCTTATTTGGTCTATCTTTAAATCTTGATCTTTTACCAACCCATATGTAAATAAATTCATCTCTTACACCTACACCAAGCGCACCACTACCACCAGCATGAGCAGATATCTTAAATCCACCAGATGCTTCTGTTTCTTCCATAAGAAGAGAAGTAAATTGTTTATAAATTGCTTGAGTTTCGCCTTTAAGTGTTTCTGAATTTGTAGTTGAATCACCATAAGTATTAGATCCAGAACCTCTAATATCACCATATGCTACTGAAAATTGAGTTTCCACACTCGATGACAGTGGATGTTTTTGTGTAATATTAAAATAATACTTTTCATTTGAATTTGATAAAGATCCTGTGTGAATATCAGTACCAGAAAGCGTGCCATCACCGCCTGTAAAATAACCAGCTGTGATTTTTAACGTATCTGATACTGTATCTTGAGCTGATATTGCGGTACCGCCAACGGGTACACCCTGTGCAAAAGCTACCGGCCCATTATAATCATAACTGTCTTCATATATAGTTTCCCAACGACCTGTAATATCATTAAATGTTGTTATGACTTCATTATATATTTTCATTTAGTACTCTCCGATTATTGATTTAATGGATATCTTGGCATTGTTAGATTATAATGTTTATAAGCACCGGTTGATTTACTAATAAATGTTAAAATCAAGGTTCTTGTAGTAGTTGTATTTGTTCTTTGAATACTAACAGTTCTAGGTTCAAGTGCAGTACCAGGACCGGCCTCATAAACTACAGCATTTGAAATTTCCTGTTCATTTAAATATTGTTGTACATTACCACCAATAGCAGATGGTGTCCACCCCCCACCTACAGTTATTAATGAAGAATCTGGAACAACCATTTGCCAACCAACTGTTTCTGCTGATACATTTTCAAGTATTATACTTATTCCAAGTGTTGGTGCCGTTCCAGTTGGCCAAGTAAATGATGCTGCCTGTCCAAGACCATAAGTTCCCAGTGTTACATAAGGCATTGATGTGACATCACGACTAAGAGAAAGTAAATTATTTCTCATAAAATATGCTGAATTTGGAAGAGCTTCCAAGTTAGGTAAATTTTCAATAGCTTCACCGTAATAAGCAGAACCACTTGGATGATCTGGATTCCAAAGTGAATAATCTACTCCTGTATCAGAAAGAGTAAAATAACTTATATTAAGTCCCTGACCAAGTGCTAGTAATTTTCTTCCCTGTTTTGTAAGAACCGCATCTACTACGATTGTTGAATTGTCTAAATATCCCATTTTGGTTTCTCCTAAGATTCATTTTTTTTCAATGATGCATTATAACATATATTCAATTTCATATATAAATATACAAATAATGAAAAAAAATAATTAATTTATTTGTCTTAATTTAAGTACCATATTGTATTGTATATCCAGAACCACCAGTTGTACTGATATAATAAAAAGCATCGGTTGATAAATCAATAAATCCACTATCTGTCTGAATAGTTTCTCCACCTTGATTTTGAGTTCCAGTATAAATTAAACTATCAATACTATCCTTGGATGTTCCAACTATAAATTGATGATTTGCTGGATAAACAAAAGTTTCATCTAAAAATTTACCACCCCTAAATGAAATAGACCCTGTTGGTCTAAATTCAATAGTTGTTCCAAGTGGTCTATTTCCCAATCCTATTTCACTAGTAACAAATGTCTTATTACTGAAATCTTTACTGGCAGTATAAATACCAGATGTTACCGTACCTGTGAAATCTGTTTCAAATGCAGATTTTGAACTTGAATAAGATCCTGAAACGGATTCTACATCACCGATCATATTAAATATATATCTACTTTCATAATGATATGTATTATAATCATTATTTTTACCCAAAGATCCAGTATCAGTATGAATAAAATGAACATCATTTTCTGTTGTACCCCACCGATCAGATAAATTATCATAAGATTTATTAAGGTTATTACTTAAAGTTTCATCACCTCTAAAATTAAGAGTACCATCTCTAGTATCAAAAAATTGAATAGAAAGATTTGGATTACTAGATGTAGCTGATGATATTTCTATAAATATTTTATTTGAAATTCTGTGTTCAATATCAAATAAAATAGAACCAGTATCTATTTGATTTCCAACACTAATATCAAGATTACTATTATATGGATATGATATTCTTTCAGTTAAAGTTGGAATGCTTCCAGTATGTGATGCTATTGATATGTGAGTATCTCTATTTGGAACGGATTTCACTGTTAAAGTTGGTATACTGCCTGTGTGAGATGCAATTGATATATGAGCGTTTCTATTTGGAATAAATTCCTCAATCAAAGTTGGAGTACTTCCGGTGTGTGATGATACTGCAATATGTATATCTTTAGATGTATACAATGGTTCAAGATTACTAAAATCCCAACTAATACTACCAGTAGAAGATGCTATTGAAAAATTTATATCTCTATTTGGAACAGATTTCACTGTTAAAGTTGGTATACTGCCTGTGTGAGATGCAATTGATATATGAGCATCTTTTGTTTTATGTAATTCATATTGATCAGTGAAATCATAATATTGACTTCCGGTATGAGAATATATTTCTATATTAGCATTTTTTGTTTTATATATACTTGGTTCTATTTTTTTACCAAGAAAAGTATTATTTTCCCAATCACTAATAGGTGTGTTATCATTTGGATCTGTAGTATGATATTTTATATCACCCGGACCAACTCCTATAAGTGTATGTTCAATCTTATTATTTTTAGTAAGTTTAGGTCTCTCTAAATATGTTGGTTTTATTTCAATACCAATTTTTGAAAAAGCAGCTCTAGCTGGTACCAATCTTTTTAATGATTTAATTAAATCTTTATTAAAAATGACAGATTGAGCCCTAATATATTTATTTATATCCAATGATATATCATAATAATCAAAGAAATCTTTTGCAAAAGTTTCTAAATCTTCATGTACAGCTTTATATAAATCTCGTGGGTCTGCAAACTTATCATTAAAATCAAAATTTCCCAGCTGATTTAAGATAAAATCATTTATAACTTCTTGTGGTGAACGGACTAATTCAACAATACTTGATGCTTTTCTTTTATTAATTAGTGGATCATAAACACTTATAAAACTTGGTCGTGTTGGATTTAAATTATCAATAAAACGTCTTTCATTATCAATTATAATATTATTATCGCTTAACTCTAATGATCCTCCTGTTCTAACATTAAATTGAATTCTATCAAAGTCATTTATTATATCATATAATGGTGTATGACCAAGTGCACTAGATAATATATTTATAGAATAATCTTTTAAATTACTTGTATTAGAATCTTTAATTTTTGGACTAGATGAACCGGAAGGCCAATTTTCATTTAATCTAAAATGATAAATAAGATTTGTTTGTGAGTCTGTTACACTATTACCAACTACACTTTTCTTATCATAAATGTGTTGTTTGAACTTTGATGCACTTAATGCAGTTTTCCAAGTTCTAAATTCTGCAATAGAACCTGTATATGTTTCACCAATAATTAAATTACCACTATCATCAGGTCTACTGCCAGTTCCTATCCAGTTAATAGCTGACTGTGAATAAACACTTCCACCAAAAGACATTGAAACTATTTGTAAAGTTTTTATCTTATCCCCAACCTGTTCTCCAACTGCAAGTTGATAAGAATGACTTATTAATAATTCTGGTTGGCTATCACTATTATTAGAGCCAGATGGACCATCAGTTCTTTGTAATAATACATTCCAAAAATTTTGATTTTTAAAATTATGATAATCAGTAGACATTGAAACTCTATTACCATCAACTCCAATTGATTCTGACCCCTGTAGTGTATTATTTAGTCTAAATTGTAATCTTGATTTTATATTATGGGGTGTACTTCCGGATGGTTGTAATATAACATCCCACAGTGACCCAGATGAAAGACTACCACTACTATGTAATATAGTTTGTGTGTTAGTTCCTTTTACTGGTTTAAATATAAATTCAACTGCATCTGCATCTACGCCATCTCTTCTCCATTCCGCTCCGATTTTTCTACTACCGGTATCAATAATATAAGAAACCATTTTATCTGTTTTGGTTGTAAATGATTGATTCCCAGTTGTACCACCAAGTCCATCTAAATTATTTGAAACATCATCTGATAATGTAGAGGTGTCGGCTGATTCCATAGAAGCACCATGTTCTCTTAACTTTAATATATCAGCTGGAAATCCATATGAATTTAATAACGCTCTAATACTATTCTTAGTTCCTTTTGTTTTATGCATATAATTGATATTATTAATAATATTTCTCCAAATATTATTTTTAATAACATTAGCGCTATTTACATCAGATATAGAAGATCCATAATATTTACTAAGATTTCCATCTTCCTTTTTACCAAATGGAATCATAAATTGCCAATTATATTGATTAGCTAATACTGGAAGTAAATTATCTGGAACTGAATTTATTTTATCATATTCTTTTTTAAAAAATAAATTATAATTGTCAGTATAATTCTTAATTATATCAAAATGTTCTCCCATCAAATTAACAAATTTTCTAAAAGTAACATTATCCATTTTAGTATCATTTTGTAAAAATTCAGGTAAGCTATTTATCAAACTATGTGGATTATCTCTATCATAAGATGATGCAGAAGCATATTGATCGCCATACCAACTTTTAAAATCTGATGAACCTGTCGCTTTTATTTCTGCAAATGGATTAAAATTAGACGGATTATATTTCGTTATTTTTATATCTGTTAAATAAGATGAAGTAACATTAGTACTATAATCAGTATTTATATAAATTCTAAATAATTCACCAGATGGTATAACAGAACCTGTAATTGGTACTCCACTTGATGTAACTGTTGTTGCTAAATTAGAATATCTGCTACCAAATGTAACAGCATGAGAACCGGTTTTATCGGACATATTAAATATATCTATTTCACTTGAACCTTTAGTAAAATCAGTTATACTTCCAGGTGCACCAATAATTGGATTAGTAGAATGTGGTGTCCAATAAGATGAAGATGCATGATAAATATATCTTTGCCATGAACCAGATTTAATATTTGGTGTTAAAACAGAACTTGAATATAAAGTATCAAATGGTAATTTTGGTATATTTTCTTCTTGATAATTTTCCCAAACTATATTACCGTTGGCACTCTCATCACCTTTCATTAAAAATGATAGATAAAATGAACCACTCCAATTATAAAATGGTTTATCTTCTACTTTATATTTATCTTTAAATAATTCAATTTGACCATTGCCTGTAATTGAACCAGAAGCCAAATGAACTAAACTAAAACCACTATTATTTAAAAGTTTTTTTTCTGTTTTTAATGGAGTATTATCAATATAATTTTTTCCAATATTTATATTATATTTAAATCCTAAAGTATCACCCTGATAATAAAGACTATTTTCATAAGAAGTAAAAGAATTTTTTTCATTTTGTATTTTTGTAAATAAAGTTTCTCTCAAATTATTAGCGTTAGTACTACTCGTTAATTGTAATGATTGAGAAACTTGAACTAAATAACTTTCAATTGTAGATACTTTTTTCTTAAAATTTTCAATTTTAGAAACAGCAGAACCAAAATGAATATGATTTTCAAAATTACTATAATCTACTTTTAAATTAATATCACTTCCAGATCTAGAAAATAATTCTCCTATAATTGTTTTATCGGCATGAGCAAATGAAGAAGTTATATCATTATAACTTTGATATTCCAATTTTTGAATATCAGAATTGCCAACTTCATCTTTCATCCCCTCATCATAATCTAAACCACGTAATGTTGGTTTAGGTATAGATTTTGGAATATAATAAACTTCTTGTTCTTGTGTAGTTAGTACTTGTCTTTCAATTGAAATAGAATCTAATTTTACAACTGATGATGGTAATGGATCAATAAGTTTAATTACTAATGAAGGAATAATATCAGAAGTTAAATTTATAAGATCAATATCATCTACTGTTATATTAACAATAGAAATATACTGATTATCTTTTGTTGTTAAAACGGTATTTTCAAATCCAGAGGGTGTGCCTATAATATCTTTTAAATATGCAACTACTAATCTAATTATAGCCGGATTAGGACCTATCGAACTAAAACTAGATAAACTTGATGGAATATACTTATTATCTATAGTTCCTTCATCAAATATACTATTAATAGTTCCTAATATATAATGAGCATTGTTATCAATATCTACAGAATTTAATGTTACTCTAAGTTCTTTTCTTGATGGTGATATTTCTTTTATTAAAAATTTCATCTAATTTTCCAATTTCAATTTATTAATATAATTATCTAAAGATATATTAAAATTTTCTACCTTTTCAAATCTTAAATCTGTAAAATATCTTCTTCCAAATGGACTTGAAGATTGATATTCTATATCTGTTCCTAAATTAATATTAATACTACCCAAAGTAGCATTTTCATTTGTATAAACTTTTGCAAATAATTTATACCAAGTTATTCCACCTGCAACTTTTATTAATACTACTCTACTCTTCTCTGCTATATCAGAATCTTCATTATCAACCCAACTACCAGCTAAATCTGTAGTTTGTTGTATTGGAAGAGCGTCTGTACCAGCATTACTAAAAGAAACTATATTTTTTACACCATTAAAATTATTAGACCACCCAACCCAACAACTAAATACATAATAACTACTATGCTCTACACCAGTAACTCTCATTTTATATATATTATTTCCCACTCCATCTTGTTCTAAAACAAATTTTCCATATCCAGGATTATCTAACATAATAAAATTATTTCTACCAACAGACCTATCTAAATCTCCAGTTTGTGTTGCTTCCAATCCAGCAAAAAAGTTTCCATTTTCTATTAAATTATTTAAATTTAAATTAAGAAAACTTCCTAAGCTTGATTTTATATTTCTTAAAAAATAAATTCTTAATTTATATTTTGATTTTCCCAATTTTAATAATTTAAAAATTTCATTTGGTTTAATATAAATTTTTCCTCTATCATCTTTAAAAATATCAAACTGATTTTTATATTGAATTTCTAGATTATCTGGATTAAATGGTATACTATTATCGCCAACTGGAACCGGTCTTAAATTAGTAACTGAATTATTAGTATGTTCTTTTTCCGTACAAAATCCCATACTTGGACTTTCAGGATGGTAATGATAAGGTCCAATATAATAATCATCAACTTCTGGATACATTAATAACAATCTATTTGAAAAAAAAGTATTTAAAGCTGTATCGGAATTTTCATTAAAAACTTCTACTTTAATATAATCACCACTAGATTCATTAAAAGTACTATCTGTTTGTCCAGTACTAACCAAGTCTAAAATCTCTTCACTATATAACTCTATATATGACATATTATCTTCTTCTCCTTGTTGCTTTTCTACCTTTTGGTGCTTGTATTATTCTTCTACCTTTGCTATATCCACCACCTGACATTTTTTGTGTTTTTCTTCCATGTCTCATTCTTCTTGGTATTGGTCTTGTTCTTCCACCTTTTGAAAATCTATCAAATTCCCCCTCGTCCCTAAAAACAGGTGGTAATTCAGATGATTCTTCCTCTGCCAGAGGACCCGTTGATTCTCCCCGTGGATATCGTATTTCATCCTTAAATGGTACATTATCGTCTCCCATAGAATCTCGATATCTAGGTGGTTTATCGGCACCATTATCAACAACAGTATCTCTAATAATATCTTTAGCAGGTGGAACAATAGTCTCTGTAATATATTCAGTAATAACTTCTTCTGGTTCTTCTGGTGTTACCTGAATTTGTGGTATTATATCTACATCTCCAGTAATAACTTCTGGACCATCTTCTGTTTCCACCCCAGCAGTTATAAGTTTTTTAAATTCTTCGATTTCTATTTTTAGAAGCTCTATCTCATTATCTTTAGTAATAATATCAGCATCTAGATTATCAATTTCATCCATAAAGCTTATTACTTGATTAACAGACCATTCAGGAATTTCACCATCATCCATAGCTACACGAGCTTCTTTAAGTAAATAAGTCATTGTTCTATATCCAAACAATCCACTCTCTGTTCTAGCATCGGCTGAACTAACATTAGCTAGTGAACCGGCTGGTATCTGATCCTTTATTCTATCAAATTCTTCAAAAAACTTTTCAATTCTATATTCCATGGGTATTACCGAACCACCATATTCATTAAAAAAATCATCAGTTCTGTGTCTATAAAGGGGAATGCGTTTTTTAGCTTTATTATATTCTTCAAGAAATTGTGTAAAAGTAATTGGATTTAATTCTGAAATTTCCCCGTCAACATATTCTAATAATTTCGACCTACTTATATTAGGAGGTGATTTTGAAAATCCCATAAACTGAGAAACATTATCTTTAAGGTTTACATCATCAATATTAAAGGTACCTAATATTTTATTAATATTAAGATCTCTATCTGGTAAATGTAATATAAAATCAGGAGGAGGTAATGCACCTACTTGATCTTCACCACCATCACTTACTGATAATGTAGTTTCAATAGTTAAAGTTAGTTGTTCAGGTGGAGCAAAATCTAACCAATTAAGAATGGTATCATCCATCGCTCTATCATCTGCATTAGCTTCTACATCACTTTCATATACAACCATTACATCCGAGCTAGATTTACCAGTTACTAGTAAACCATCTTTGTAGGTTTTTTGTAATGACTGAATACCACCCCCACCATCAATTTGTGAAAGTTTTTCAATCAATAAAGCTGATATTTTATCATAAACTGCTTCTTTATATTCCTGAATATTTTCAGGTTTCCATCTTTCAAAATTTTCTGGATTTTGATTTGGATGTTCATAAGCATTATTGCTATTTATATCAGACATCTTATATTACCTTAAACTCTTCATCATTATCATAAATTATCTCTTGTCCATCATTATATTTTAATTTGAATAACACTTTATAATATCTCCCAGGTTCAAATGTATTTAACCACTGATCAAAATACATTGAAGTTGAATCACAACTCATTGATGTATGTGCACTAAATGGAACTTTTGGTGTATCTGTTACAATATCTATAATTGAATAAGAACCACTTCCTTCTGGTATATAAAAAGAAGATGTAAGCATTGATTCTGTAAATGTTTTTTGTACATATTTTTTTCTACAACCTATTCTAAATCTAACCTTTTCTGTTTCTCTATATTTTGGTTGTAATCCTTTTATAAATATATGATTTTCTAATTCTCCACTCATTGTTAAAGCAGTTAAACTACCAGTATTTGAACCCGTTACAGGTTTGTGGTCATCCCACCTAACTTCTAATTTTGGTGCATATATTGTATGTGTGTTTCTTGAAAAGAATTTTAAATTATATGGGTTACTATCTGTTTCAGCACTACCACTGAACTTTAACAAAAATCCATAATTAGATATTACACCACTTCCACCCAAATGATTATTCACAATATCGGTCACATCCATTTCAACATCAGGTGATTGATTTATAAATGATTGAGATGCTTGATATCCACTACCAGTCATCCATACACCACCACCAGTGCCTAAACTACCAGAATCTGAATTTGAGTCAGCTAATGACCAAGCAGATCCAGAATCATAATCTATCCAAGTAACTCCTTTTTTTGTTTTTGGATTATGATTTAATTTTCCAACTCCTTCTTCCCAAGATTGAGATATAGGATATGCAGATATTGAGTAAGATTTATCTAATTCTTTTTGTCCTTTTACTTCATATAATCTTAAATAAAATTTTGGACTTGTTATATCTCCGTTTACAATAGAACTTGATATATCTGAATAATTAAATTGCATAAGTATTCTTGACGCGGCTTCTGCAGAAGTTGAAAAACTTCCACTAAATATTTTACGAAGTTCAAGTATTTCATCCGAACCAAAGTTTTTCTTTTGAAATTCAGTTGTTATATAGGCATCTTTGCTTGGAAATATAAAATAATGCATCTAACTTACCACCTTAAAATTAAAATTGTCATCAAAAATTCTGTATCTTCCATCATCTAATTGTAACCTTAATATAATTCTATATAATCTATTTGTTATAAACCCATTTAAATTTAATTTAAAATAATCCGATGTAGTATCTTGACTTAATTTAGAATTATCACCAAATGGAATAAGTATTGCTCCTGTTTCTACATCTATTATTGAATACCAACCTTTATTAAATCTTATATTTGCATCATATATTGTTGATGATTTCTTTGTTGTAAAAACTCGCTTGGTTTGATATCTTTCTCTGACTTCTACTCTGAACTTCGGTGTTTCTGTCTCTCTATAGGTTTCTCTTAAATTTCTCATAAAAGCATAAAAATCTTTTGTACCTGTGCCGACACTAATACCAAAAGAACCCGAATCGGGAGAATCAGTTGAACCTGATATCCAAGTTGGACTATTTTTTATTGAACCAGTATTATTGTTGGTACTTGAATCTGCTAAATCAGTTCCACTTCCTTCATTAAACTTCCAATAACCTACAAGATTACTTTCATTAGATAAATCATGTGGAACTCCACCATTATATAAAGTGTTAACTTCAGTTGATGATAATTGTTTATCGAAAATTGATACACCATTAAGTCTTATACCGGCTGGGGTGCTAGAAGCACCATTTTGCGTATATGCACCAAATAATATTTTAGCCGTTCCGTCATCTAAACTATCTCCACTTGGGAGTGCTGTAGTCGCTGTAGCACCAAGTTCCCCATTTATATATAATTTTGTTTTTTCACCAAATTTAAATGTTCCAACTAAATGATACCATAAACCAGCATTTGAACCCGTACTAACGGAGAGTGGTGTACCACTGTTTGCATGATAATTAGTATTCCAATGTGTACTTCCACTTGCTATTGTAAAAGCTGGTGTATCATTATTTAGAGCAGTCAAGTACCATTCATATTGTTTATCAGATGCGTAGTTATCCCATTTAGATACAAAATATCTATATCCAGTCGATGATGTTATTTGACTCCAACAAGCTACAGTTCCTTCTGTTGATATAAGTTGTTTATCAACGACTTCAACATATTTATCAGGATCTACATTATGAGTTCCAAAATCAATTGAATATTTATTTGGACTATCAATATCTACGTCATCCCACCTAACTTCAATCTTTGGTGAATATATAGAATTTGCATTTGATGAGAAAAAGTTTATATCACCTGTATAATCAGATGAATCTTCTTGACTTTGACTTGTAGAATTCATACTAGAATCATTACTGTCCCATTTAATAATAAATCCTTCATTTTGTCTTGTGCCATCTAACCATTTATTTACAATATCCGTTACATTCATATTAACATCTGGAGATTCATATGAAAATGATTGTGACACTACAGCTGCTATATCATTTCCGCCAGGCATGTTAATACCACCCTCATCATACCAAACACCACCACCTGCTTTTCTACTACCAGTATCTAAATGTAGATGTAATGAATCAAGTGGTTTTGATGCAGAGGCCATAGAAAATTCAGTTGAACCTATACCACCAACAGTCCATAAAGTATTATCAAAACTCTCATCACCTCTTTTCCAACTCACACCATCTCTATTATTAGGATCTTGTGTTATGTATCCAGTTCCGTCATCCCAACTCGATGACATCGCGTACGCATTTAATTGATATGATGGAGAAAGTTCAGATGTTTTTTGTTCATACAATCTTAAATAATAACTTGGATTTGTTATGTCCCCCGATGATAGTGATTTGGATATATCAGTTAAATCAAACTTTAAAAGAATACGAGATACACCATTTAACGTGTTACCATCAATATCTTTTTTAAGGACAAGAGTATCATCACCACCGAAATTCTTTTCATCATTGGTATTGAGTTCGTATATATATGCATCCTTTGAAGGATATATAAAATGATACACTTGTTATCCCCTATCTTTTTTCAATTCATCTATTTGTTTTTGTAAATCAATTATATATAATGTAAGTTCCTCAACTTTTTCAAGAAGTTTCATATCTCTATCAGCCATAGTTAATTGTGACCAATCATCGTTATCTGCGGATGGTACTCCGGGTAAATGTTTATATTCAGTAATATGTTGTTCAACTTCCGGTAAGGTTTTCAATATATATTGTGGTTCAAATACATAATCTGGAATTGTTGCACCATCATCATAAAATTGAGCCGAATATATATTTCCACTTGCACTTATGTCTCCACTTGCGGTTATGTGAGTATCTACAAATAAGCCAGGAGAAGTGTTATAAATCTTTACTTTTCTATCGTCAGCAATTTCAAATATAGTACTACCATCTTCATTTAAGTTTACACCAGTTTTACCTTCTAATGTTAATGCACCAGCTGAAGTTTTCCAAAGAGAAGTGTTATTTGCAGTTATAGCCAATCCACTATTTACAGTTGTAATTGAAGAAACATCTCCACTATCTCTAGCATCAATTACAATAGATGAACCTTTTAAAGCACCACTTGCACTTATGTTTCCACTTGCGGTTATGTGGCCAGTTACATCAATACCAGCATTTTCTACTACTAATTGTGGTGCACTATGTTCATTACCTCCATCTCCTTGACCAGTTCTTAAATCATAACCGACACCTATTTTAATTTTAGTAAGAGTATTTACAGCGTTTATAGAAAATGCTTCATAATTACTTGTACTATATCTAATACCACCACCAAAAGTAGCATCTGATGGACTTCCAAACCACAGTGGCCTGTCATTAGCGACAGTCATAGCACCATGTGTTTTATAAAGACCATTAGCCGCATTATTACCAAATCTAGCTGTAGCAAACGAAGCAGTTGTTGATGATGAACCACTTATGTTTCCACTTGCGGTTATGTGGCCTTGACCTGATAGTGTAACTGATTTATTAGCACTTCCACTTATTGTTACAGAACCAGAGATGAAATTAGTACCTCTGTTATTTAAATTAACCCAAGTTTTAGAATCTAATCCTGTTATTACAAACTCTCTGTGATAACCAGAAGAATGAGCCCAAAGATAAAAAGTAGATTGTCCTGTATTTGTTGAAGAAAAGACAGTTACATCACCACCTGTTGTAGATGGTCTAATATGTAAACTACCACCAGTAGCACCAGTACCAATATTTACGCTATCACTTGTAGTTCCACTTAATTTAAGTTGTGGGGCATCGACAGTACCTATGAGATCAAGTTTACTACTAATTATTGTTCCACTCGCACTTATGTTTCCACTTGCGGTTATGTGGCTATTAAATGCAGAACCACTAGAATATATTTTAAGTACTTCAGTATTACCACCAACTTTAAAGTCAAGATAATCACCATTATTTGTATATAATATATACCCAACATCATTATCATCAGAGTCACCAAATAGTATTCCTTCTGGACTAGAATTGGGTGATAATAATTGGATAAAATTATTATTATTATTTTCTAAACAAAATCCTGAATATGAATTAGCTTGAACATCACCAGCATTACCTTTTCTTATATGAAGTAAAATATTAGTATCCGGTGCAGTATCACTACCTAATACCATATTTTTACCAAAATATGTTTGTGAACCACTTATATTTCCACTCGCGGTTATATGACCACTAAATGTATTTGATACTATAGAAGTATTACCAATAGTAACTGTGTTAGAACCCTTACCTTTTGAACCACTACCAATTACAATTTCGTTATCAACAGAACCACGACTTGAAGATGCATAAGTTCCTATATATATACTTCCTGTTATGTTATGGGTTAAATCAACTACTAAGTTACCAGCATACTTTCCAACAAAAATACTATCATTTGCAAATGCATTTGTTTGAGAACCACCATTTATTCCTGCTTCCGCTCCTAAATATACATTATCGTCACCCTGTACACCAGCCCCGGCGTTACGTCCAACACCAATATTATAACTTCCCATTGAAGGTCCACCATAAAGAGCCCTATAACCCAAAGCGGCATTATAAGTACCTGTACTTACATCACCTTGTCCCATCGCTTGATGTCCGACAGCGGCATTACCAGCACCAGTATTTTTATACACAGCCGCACTTCCAATAGCCGTAACATCTGCCCCCACCTCACCTACCTCATTCCCAAATACGGTAGAAGTATTAGAACCCACACCTTGATTATACTTATCAAGTTGAAGTATGTTAAACGAACCAGTATTAGCTTGTGCAATTCCACTTGAACTTATATTTCCACTTGCGGTTATACTCCCCACAAATTTATGTGTATCATTGTCTGAATCACCAAATACAGTTGAACCACTTGCCTGTGCAATAGACATTGATGTAACAGAAGATGAAACTATATATTGTTGTGCATGAACTGAACCATCGGTATATATATCCCCACTCGAACTTATAATACCAATTATATTTATATTACCATCACCGGGTAAATATACCCCCGTACCAGAACCACTTAAATCTGCTATTTCACCAGATGCTGATACTTGTAGTATTTGTTTATATACCGTCTTTAATGGTTTATTTCCTATATCTGCCGATGGGTTGAGTTTCCATGATTTTATTCTTGCCATTTATAATTCTCCGTTATCTAACTATCCCTCTTATATTTTTATTTGGATTTTTTAATTCAAACACTGACGGTTCATATGCTGGTAATATAACACCATTACCAGCCACATTATCTGTACCATAAAATTCACTAAAATCATAATAATATCCATAACCAACATTAGTACCTGAAGTTGATGTGGTATTATCAGAACTTATCAATGTAGTATATAATCCAGGTGTAAAAACTGCTGCTTCAGCACCACTTGCTCCTGCCTGTGCATTATAATCTTTATCTTGTGTTATTGTTACATAATTTACAGCCCTAACACCATCTACATCCATCAATATCTGACTTACATCATTTGTATATAATATTTGTTTGAATTGCATTTTATCTACTGTAAAATAATTTTTTACTGCTTGAATACACCTGGCCTTTACATCTTCTTTATTTTCATATTGTTGTGCTACAACATCAAATACTACACCAAAATTAATTACATAACCGTCATAAAATGATACTTGATCTGTTATCATTCTATATTGATTTAAATATTGTTTAAGATTTTGTTTAACTATATTTGGTGTATTGATTAAATTTTTATTATTATCATAAGATAATAAATATAAATCTACTGTATATAATCTATCATCCTGTGATACATTGGAATGTGCCATTTCTAATGTTTCATATAACATTTCAAAATCTTCTTTATTTAAACCACCACTCTTATCAGCATCCAACTTTAATTTTATATCATTAATTATTCCAACTTTACCACCAGCTGATAAACCTGGATCGAACATCTGATAATTCAAATCTATAACTTCTTTTAATCTGTCAACCAAATCAGCTATCTTCTGTCTCTGAGCTGTTCTAACTGCTCCCGATCTTACTGAATAAACTTTTGCCATATTTCCAAACTTAGCTGGCATAGTTAATGTTCTAGCTTCAAAATCTGATTTTGTTACACATCTATTTTGAGTAGAAAAATGTCCCATTGTTCTATGTCTAATTTCTTCTAAAGTTTCTCCGGATGAACCACCAGCAGCTGGTCCTTCGTTTGTTACAGTTATATTACCAATAGTCCCAGACCCAATTATATCAGAATCACTAATATTAATCAAAATACCAGATGGTATATTAGCACCAATACCACCTCCTATTCTATATGTAACAGTTAAAGTTGTATGTGCTGGTGCTTGTCCGAGAGTTCCATATGCATCCCCCAAAAGTGGGTCAATTTCAGATTCTAAGCTTTCTTCCCCACCTGGCAAGTTTATTCCTTGTTGTTCTACTGCTAAAAATGTAGAATCAAATGTGTTACCATTTTTTAATACACCATTACCAAACATTAAAGATGTTTTATTATTCTCATCAACTTCAACTGTAAATCTTCTACCGGTTTTTATATATTCTAAAGAATAAGGCACTGGTATAGAAATAGTAGAATCACCACTTAAATTACTATACGATGTACTTCTATTACTATCAGAACTATAATGTTTTTCAATTGGAATCTTATCTTGAGCTAAAGTTGCAACTTCATACCAAATATTATTATTAATATCAGTAACTTTTAATACTTCAATAATATTTGTTTCTGGTAAAGTTAATTTTAAAAACTTATTTGGTTCTCCTACATTAAAAGTAGTTGTTGTTGTTTCACCACTTATAGCTTTTACTTTTCGTGTAAATATATGTTCATTAGGCACTCCTGTAGAACTATCTATGCTTGAAACCTCTGGTGCTGTATCTGCTGATGAACTTACTTTAAAATCTACTATATCTAATGTTTCAAATATTATATCTGAATCTATAGAAGATGCTATTTTCATCCCTTTATCAATTGTTACGGCGCTGCTATAATCTGGAGAACCATCAGCATTAGATGTAGTAACCGTATCTTTTACAGTTAAATTAACGTAAGCTGGTGTTATAGCTTTGGTTTTATATCCATATGATTTTGCTAAAGTAATTAAATTTTTTCTATCTTCACTTAGAGGTAATAACATTTCTCTATATTGTTGGTCAACATAAAAATTTAATACATCACCAACATACGCAGACAGTTCAATTAACATCATACCAGGAGATGTTTCATTAAAATCTTTATATGTATTAGGAAAATACGATTTAGTATAATTTATTAAAGATCTTTTTAAATCATTGAAATCTTTCCCCACATAATTAATATTGCTATTTTTTAATTCATTTTTACCGTAAGGCATTTTTATTCTCCTCCAACAGTCATTGTGACCGATTCAGTAGATGTTGGATCTTGTTTTAAACTAAAATCTACTGATATTTCCATTGTACTTCTACCAACATCACTATTATTATCTGACATTTTAACTCTTATATCATTAAGTTGAACAAATGGCAACCAAAAATTCATACTTTCAACTATAGTATCTTGAACTTGAACAACTAAATCTTCTGAAAATGGTTCAAATAAATATTTTTTAATACTAACTCCTAAATTTGGCTGCATTACTCTCTCACCAATTTCTGTGCTACAAAGATTTAATACATTTTGTTTTACAGCTTCAAGAGTTGTTTTGGTTGATGCATCATACCCATTATCAAATGTCATAGGTAATTTAAGTCCAAGAGCCACCGATTCATCTTGATCAAACACATTGGGAGTTTTTAGTCTACTTTTATCTACTATCGCCATTTTTTATCCACCCATTTTCTGTTGTTTCTTTTTATCTACCGCTTTCATTAATTTTCTGTAATCTTTTTTTAAAAAATCCGGTGACTGTCCTTCAACAGATACACCACCATTTTGTGGTTGATTATCACCCATTAAATCTTTATAAGCACCACCCATTATTTCACCCATTCTATCAGATGTATATTCTGTTCCACCCATTGTTTCCCAATCCTCGGTTTGAGTTTCATTTAATACCTCATTCAAAATTGGGTTCTTTGAATAAGATTGTTTCTGTTTTGGTTTAGGTTTTTGTACAGTTTGTTTTTTAACCCCACCAAGAACTTCTTTTAAACCCATACGGATTTCTTCTCTTACTACTTCTCTTATTACCATTTTAAGTTGACTCATTTTCATAACTATGTTCTCCTATTGTTAAATATCTGATCCATAAAATCCTTTTCTTTTACCTTTTCTTGCAACCGCCTTTTCAATAGTAATATCTCTATTTGGGTGTTTTAAACTAGTAATAATTAATTCACTACCATCACTCCAATAACAATTTGGGGGTAAACATTCTTCATAACTAAGATTTTCACATTCCGGGCCAGATAAACAAACCCCATCTACTGGCCCACCCAAACTATTTAACTCATATTCAACATCCATACATTCATATGAATTAGATATACCTTCAAATTCACATTCATTCAGTTGTGCCATTAAATTCAATCTTTTTTCTCTATCACCATCTTTTGTTTCCTTCAATTTATCGGTATAATCTTCTGATGTTGTTGCACCCGCCCAATCACCTGCTGTTTTTAAAGAATCTAATATCGCTTCGTTTTTTAAATTAGATTGTTGTGCTCGAAAAGATTCTATAAGTCCCACAACCAAATCTATAAATTTCAATAAAGATAATAACAAAAGTATAATAGACAATATAGCAAATGGTATTTTACCTATCTTATCCTGCAACATCTCACATGCCTGTTTTATAGCATTTGCTGTAGTTATATGCATTGTAAACGCCACTCCAGCACCAAGCCCAACAGTGACAGCTGGTATCAAAGCAATTATAGAAGCGGCTAAAAATGCAACTTTAATAAGTTTAATAACTATAGATATATCTGATATAAAGCTTTTTAAGTCGTCTATAGTAGCTTTAATTTTCTCACCAAACTTATTTAATCTATCAATCATAGATATAATCTCTGGAGGAATTGTCTGTTTAGCGGCAACTCCAGACATAACAGCAATTAACAAAACACCAACTAGTATTTTAATCTGTTTAGCATGTTTATCGGCTTCCTTTTTTATTATATCGTTAGCTTGCTTAGCAGGATCACCAACTCCAGGTATTGAAGGTCCTAGTGGTTTTGCACTGCCTGCAGATTTTATTTCTAAAGCACTAATTTCAGCATCTGATATTATTTCAGCCATATATTGTCCTTTATTATATAAATTATACCTCTCCTATTTTTTTATAAATACTTTATCACTTAATATTAAATTTGATATTCCTTGTGGATAATCACCCCTAAGAGGAACTGGAAGAGGTTCCATGCCAAGTTCATTATCTATTGAATCTATTACTTCTCTCATTGTAGTTAATGACCCACCAGGTAAAGATCTATTTTCTATAGCCTTCGATGTTATATAACACATTTCTTTCATTAATTGAAACATCTTACTCAACTGGGTAACTAATGCGTCTCCAAGAACAGCTTTATGCATGGTATCATCCAATATAGGATTTCCCAATAATATTTTTTGTCTACCATCTATATATAATTTTTCACACTCAATAGCAAATAGACCATCGGTTCGTGTTCTTACTTCCCCAACAGCTTCTGTTAAAATATTTTTACTTGTAGAAAATGTCATAGTACTACCACACCCCATGTGAATATGATTATAAGCTGATAAAAACATATTTTCTTTTCTAGCATTAAATGTTATTCTATCGGATGATAAAAAGAATTGATTACTATTATAATTATATATATCATCAGATGCATTTGTTACGCTAGAAACATTTGGTGGTAGACCTCTACCCAATGGTTTTGCAAAAGTTGATGTTATACTCCGTTTAGCTTTAGATTTCCCTTTACTATTAGCAAATTCTTCATCCGCTAATGTAAAATTATAAGCAAATGAAGTTTGATCATCACCATGAATATTAAAATGATCTCTTATACTTCCGTTTTCTAATATAGCTAAAATTGTTCCATCTAAACTTGTTTCTACAGGATTACCAGGTGCTCTTCCATTGGATATAATAATATATGGATGTATATTTCTACTTCCTATTCTAATACTATTACCGTGTCTACCTTCTAATACTAAATCTCCATGAATTGCGTTTGATATAAATGGCATATCAGACTTTTTATCCTGTGATATTTTCCATTCTACTGGACTATCTAGTTTAGGATTTAATAATTTTTGTAATCTTGAAAACTCTTCTTTTACAAATAATTTACTTTCAATAGAACCCTCACTATATACTACATCTTTAATAGAATTTTTAACTTGATTATTTTTAAAATTATCTGCATTAAAGTTAGGTAATCCGTTTGTATTTAATGGTCCTAAATAATATTGTACTCCACCTATTGTACATAAAACTACAGGATCACCGGGAGCCGGTGCTTCTTGAACACCCCTCAACAATGGATAATATCTAAATTCTTCACCAGCCAATGATGGTTTTCTAATACCCTTATCACCAAAATGTGGCATAGCTATAATACTTCCAAGTCGGCTTAAATCTCCTTCACAACTAATAGAATCTTCACCAGTAGTAACTTTAACAACAATTCCAGGTACAAATTGTATATAAACAGGTAACTTTTTCTTTGTACCTAAAACAGAAGTTTGATCATATATACCGGGCATTGTTGTAAATGTAGAACCCATATCTTAATTATCCCCTATATTTTTTGATTGTTCTTTAAGTGCATCTAATCTATCACTTTCTCTCTGAATATCATTTACATCTTCTTGAAGAGCTGATATTAAATCTTCTTTTTCAGCATCCGATAATAAGAATGATTCTTCATCTCCACCAGATGATCTGGCTATAATTCTCTGTATTACTCCGGCTAGTTTAACAAGATGTTCATCATTCTTTACAGCTACATCCATATACTCTTTTATAATTGGTGCAACCAATACAACATCATCTATTGTTGTAATAAATCCATGTATTTCAGATATTAATAAATCAATCTGTTTTTTTCTATCTGTTGTATTCTTATAAATATCTTTGGTTAAATCTTGAAACGATTTACCCTCAAATATATCATCATTTGATTTCACTTTATTCTCCTAATATGGTTATAGATATAACTAATCATATATAAATATAAAATTTGTCAAAATGTAGATGAAATAAAAAAACCCCTTATTTAAAAGGGGTTAATATTATTATCTATAGAAATAAAATTACAAATTAGCTAAAAAATTTATTTTTTTTATCATTAATAATACCTTTACGTTCAAACTGATTCACTAGATATTGATATTCTTTTTTTAGAACATTAACAACTTTTGTAATATAAGATGTTTCTATATTAGTCATTTCCCTAATAAGAATATATAATGCCTTCTTATTAAAATTCTCAATCTCATCTCTACGTTTCAATAATTCAATTATTGCATAAGCTACATCAATATCTCTTTTATTTCTAAATAAATTATTAATATTTTTATCAAAATACTTTATTATTTCATTTGTAAAGTCCGATAGATATTTTTCTTTATTATCACCAACCGGTTTAGAATTTAAAATATCCACCCCAGTTGTAACACAATATCTTTTATAGTTAGCATTATTATGTAATATCAAATAATTTTTTGCTACTACTGAAAAATAACTGAATGCTTTTGAACCTTTTGTATGATCATATTTATGTATATTTAATACAAGAAAAGAAACTGTTTCCATCTTAACATCTTCATATACATCATCAAAATATGTAAACTTAAATGTATTAATTATATTTTCACAAAGTTTATCGAAAGCATAATGTATTTCTTCTTGATATATTTTATTTCGTTCCGCTTGATTTTCATCTGGATCTAAAGCATTGTATCTTACAATAGCATCTTGAACATCCTGATCAAAATACATTTTTTTACCCTTCTTTTTCTTCGGTGCTTTTGGTAATGAAGGGTGTGTGTCTGATGGTTTTACTTTAAATTTTCTATCCTTCTTATTCGGCACTACTACTATTCTCCTCGATTTGTTCGTTTTCAAAGATTCCATTTAATAACTCCTGTAATTCTTTTAATTGTTGAAAGAAAAATCCAGTTTCATCATCAGCTTCATAATGTCCTTTAGCATCAACATGTTTCATTTTAGTTGTTGCAAATTCAATTGTTTTTTGAAACTCTATAATTAAACCTTCATATTGATTTATCCTTCTTAATGAAAAATATAATAATGTAGATGCACCCACACTAAATAAAAAGAATAATATCGTTAATATCCACCACCACATAACTTATCTCCTATGCTGGAAACAATTCATCAAATTTTGATTTGAGATTGTCTACTTTTTTATCATCTTGTTTGTCAAACTCTCTTGTAACTTTTTCTATCTTTTTCTGTTTCTCCATATTACCTTGAATATAATGTTGTTTTTCTGCTACTGTTGACATCCAATCACCGAAATGTACAATATAATGTAAAATATTTCTGCTATCACTAGACCTTCTATAATAATCTTCATTACCCTTATCGAACATTCCATCTGACATTTTTATAGCTTTCCAAACCTCAGTAGATACTTTGATATTAAAATGTTGTAATAACCAAAGAGCTCTGTCAGTTACACTCATGGTTTCCATATCAGAATTATGAGTATACCACTCTTGTAACTTATTGCGTCTCCACTCATCTGTTTGGTATTTATAATATGGATCATTTAAATCACCTAGTTTACCTAAATCATGAAACATAGCAGCTAGTACTACATCTTTTTCTGTAGCAGTTACCTCAACGCCTAACCCGATAAAATGTTCCCGGGTTTGTAAAGAAGTTTCAATAACTCTTAAAGTATGATCTAACCAACCACCCACAAAACAATTATGATAAGTTGGTCTACCTGAAGCCGGAGCTTCAATTATTCTATCTTCAAAGTGGTTGAATAAATTTATTATATTTTTAAGATCATCACCTTTGAAATTATCTTCTATTATTTTCTGTAATTTATCCCAATTAGATTTTATCTGTTCTGGTTTATTATTCATTGTTAAAAAACTCTCCTATTAATTTATTTTCTTGTTCTAATTCTTCTTGTTCTTCTGGTACTAATTCTTCCTGTATTTTATAATTCATTATTAATAATTCCCTACCTTTAGCTCTTGAACCTTCTTTTGGAGTTCCAGCTTGTTTTGTAAATTCTTTTTCTTCCCATTCAAACTCATTTTTAGACAACCACTCCTGTAATAAATCAAAGTCATAATAAGATAGTCCAAATTTACCTTTTATATTTTTTAATTGCAAACATAACTTCTCATGGTCATCTCTATCAAAATCGTGTTTAGAATAATAATTTTCAGTTTTCCAATATGGTGGATCAACATAAAAGTAAGATGTGGGTGAATCATATTTTTTTATTACATCAGAATAATCCATGTTTTCTACAAAATTTATTTTTTCAAGCTTTTTTTGAAACTTATCATATTTTTCAGTTGTAAGTTTTTCTCTGAATGTTATAAATTTTGGTTTATACTTTCCTTTAAAATCCATATACTTTGATTTTTCCGGCTGAGACCCTGAAAATATTTGAGTTAATACAAAAGCATATTTCATAGCTACTTCTTTACTATTTTTATCTGTAATTAAAAAACCATCAGCGAATATTTCTTTCTGATATGAATTGAATGTATCAATAAAATTTTGTACTTCTTCTGGAGTATTAGCGGTTTTATATGGTTGACAATCTTGATCTTTTAATAATTCCCCAAATTCTTCATAGTTACTACCCCTAACATTATTAAATAAATTTGTATTTAACTGATTGAAATCATTATACACAACCTTTTTGAGATTTGGATATTTATCTTCCATACAAAAATATACCCAAAACATACCACCAAACGGCTCTACATATGTTTCAATATCATCTGGAATATAATCTCTTATCCATTTTCCTATTATAGATTTACCACCTATATAACTTATCACTCTTTTATTTCCTTATTTTTTAATTTGTTACAATTTTTTTTTATTGTTTATATATATTGCTTACTAGTTATAACTGTAAGCAATAAAGCAACTGATCATTATATTAACTGTAATAGCATTATAATAACTGCTAATCCCAGTGATAATCCCGATTTTAATGTAATACCTTCCCCTAATACTAACCAAGTAATAATTGGAAAAGTTATCATCCCAGTTGCAAACCCCAATAATCTAATCGGCCATAATTCACCAAATCCTAAATATCCATATGTAGTAGCTTTATAAAACGCGTAACTAATTGGTATTCCCATTAAACATACCATCCAAACATTTTCTTTCCACCAATCCCATTTTAACTGACCATTTAATTGAAACCACACAAATAAATTAGCTACAAACAATATACACATTGTTATTAAAATTTCTTTATTAAATATCACCTATAATGTTTTCCTATAATGTCTCTTCTGTGCTTTAGAAGGTTTGTTAGTTTTTACCTTCTTTTCTACTGTTTCTTTTGGTTTATCTAAATCACGAACCTCTTTCTTCCATTCTTCTTTTGGTGCGTAATTAGCATCCCCATTATGATACAACTCTGATGCTTTCTCATCGGTAGTACGAAAGATTCGTTTACCGTCTGTACTTCTCATCGTTTTCATTCCCGCTCTCCTATTTTTTTTAATTTTCATGTTGATGTAATGTAACTTGGTCGTATTTGAAATATCTGTATAGTGTAATATTTTCAAATTTAAACCACTTGTTTCCTGATGTCCGTAGAATATCAACTCTGTTAATAAACTTTGGACTCATTGTATCTTTAACTTGATATACCCCATCATATCCATCAGTTCCTTTTAACATTATATAATCACCATAATTAAAAGGGCCGCCCCATCTAGCTATTAAATCTCTTGATAGAGCTACATATCTATATTCAGAAGCTCTATTAGGATTTATTACTGTTCCATCTGCTGTTTCATTGGGAGTTGAGTCTGTTTGGCTCTTGGCAGGATTATACATCGTTACAGTAACATCAAATTCTAATGTACCCCAAGTAGATTGTGAATTATAACTCATTTGTTCTTGAAGATCAAATAATTCGTCACGAGTGTCATCAAGCATATTATCAAAATAACTAGTTATTATTAATAATGCTAAAATGTTAACTGCTATTGCATGATGTATTTTTATCATTTTTTATCTCCATTGTATTATAGTAACACTATAATATACAACTTCTTTGATATGCAATCAAAGTGTTTTTTTATTTTTATTGTTTTAGTTTATAATAATGTTCACCATGACTCTTTTGAACATCATAAGATCCATCCACATTAGCTTCTATTTCTTCATCATGTATCCACATAGATATTGTTTTTTCAGCTGAAACATCATCCATAATATTAAACCCATCATGGTATCTTTTAAGAAGTCTTTTTACCATAGGATGTCTTACAATATCTTTTTCTTTAAATTGAGCCAACCCAACACCGGTTACACCAGCAAATCTTTTAATAGCATCTTCTAAACCACTTTTTCTATTTCTTAAATCAGATTGTTCTAAGTCACCAGTGACTATATATTTACTATCTTGACCTATACGAGTAACAAACATTTTAATTTGTTCTGGTGTTGCGTTTTGTGCTTCATCGAGAATTACAAATTTATTAGAAAGTGTGATACCTCTCATAAATGCTAACGGCATTACTTCAACAATACCACCTTCTTTTAACATTCGTAATCTTTGTTTACCGATAATCTGTTCCATGTTATAATAAAATGACATCATCCAAGGTGCTGTTTTTTCTTCTATATCACCTGGTAAGTGTCCTATCTTTTCACCATCCGCTTCTACCAATGGTTTAACAATAATGATTCCATCTATTTTAGAATCCTTATTACCTAACTCTCTTAAAGCTCTATGAACCGATAAGTATGTCTTACCACACCCAGCGGGACCTATACAGAATGTTACATCTTTTTTAGTAATGGTATTGTAAAATCTCTTTTGTGCTGGAGTCTTAAATTCCATTTCATCAAAATTTAACTGTTTTAAGTCCTTTAATGCTTGTCGTTTATTATGTATTGCGTGATTATTTAGTTGTGAGATTGTAACCTTTTTGTTTTGAGAACTTCTAGTCTTACTCATTTAGTATATCCTCCTGTTAACCTATGTGTTTATTATAAATATCATATATATTAACATTTCGTAACCAAATAATTAAAAAATAGGTCTGATACCGAAATACCAGACCCATTTTTATGTTATGTGTGATTTACATCACTTATGACTTGTTGTATAAACCAACAAGAATAAGCATTGCAATCAATCCTGCAAATCCGTTACTACCGAATTGTCCAACCAGTGAAACAAGGTTGCCGACAACTGATACGCCGAATAGAGGAGTGCCGAGTATGATTTCACCCAATACGCTAAGGCCTACGAAGCCTGCTAACATATTTGTCAAACCACTAACCCAATCACCTACTATAGCAAAAGCTGCTTTTGTATTCATTTTAAATCTCCTAGATTTAGTGTTTTATGTTTATTAGAAAGAATAACTTGCTCTGATTACTGTATCACCATCACCCGAAAGTTCAGACGATACCTTAAAGTTATCAGACGCGTTATACCCAACTCCATATGACACTTCACCATCGGAATTATATCCAACAAGTGCAGAAGCGCCTTTTGCAAAATCTGGTGACCAATCACTGCGAAGCCAATAAGCTCCATCATTTGCTAAGTCGTATTCAAAAGATGAATTAAAAGGAATACCTAATACGGTACCACTTTTAGAAACATCAACTAGTTGAGCATCGTCACTATTTACAGATAATCCTATTGTAGAATTTATCCCAAACGCTGATATACCATAGGAAGCTCTTGCCGCCCAATAGTTATCATCACCATAAAATGCATTCGCTCCTACCCCATAAGCAGATGTTGAAACACCAACACCATTACTTACATTATGGTCTCTTGGAGCAGATGCCCATGTAGTGCCTGAAGGCCTGTGTGACCCCCACGCAATACCATATGGTTCTGCTTGACTACCAAATGTTGCTGTAATTGCATCTGAAATTGCCCAGTTATACTTGGCTTCTTCAACATTCACATTACCATCTGATAGATTTGTACTCAATTCCCAGCCATCACCGGAAATATTTAGTCCTGTGTATGGACTTGAAAATGCAGTCGCATCTCCAAATGTAACATCTGAACTAAACTCACCACTTACAGATTGTGCATTGGTAATCCCAAGGATACCACTCACGAGAGCTGCTGTGATGATTAGGTTTCTTATACTATTCTTCATTCGTTTTCCTCCGTTATTTTAACGATTTTACTATTTACTATATACAATATTTTTAGGCAAAATATCCACCTACTAATAACATTATGTATTAACCTGAGTCTTACCGAGACTGAATGCCTCTTTTGATATATGTCTTTAAGTATCGCATATAATAATTTATTTATAACCTATTTTCTGTATATAAATATGACTTAAATCACAAAAACATACAATTTTTTTACTTTTTTGAAGCGGGTATGGGAGTCGAACCCAATATCTTCAGCTTATGAGGCTGACGTTTAAACCGTTTCACTCACCCGCAATTTTTCCGTACTATATGGAAATTTCCGTATTTTCCGTACTATGTGGAGATGGGGGGAGTCGAACCCCCGTCTTGACAGCAATGCCATAAAGTCATTCACAAGTTTAGTTGGTTTCTATTCCTACCAACAAAGTCAACTTTTCTTAATTCATTCTTTTAGCATCGCGATTAAGTGTTGTTATCCCTACGATCGGTCTTCCGATTTCGTCACCACTTTATCCCCTATCAGAAGTCAGGGAGTGATGGTAGCCACGTCTATGCGTATGCTACGTTGTAGTTTGTATAATTGCCGATTAAACAATTGTACTAGTTTACTTGCACTCTATGTCAAAAATCTACCAATCGAAACCATGGCATCCCCATATTTCAATAAGAATATAACTTACAACTATTTTAGTATATAAGTCAAGCTTTTTTTTATCTTAATCCGTTTCCACCTCTGCGACGACCTTTGTTTCCTTTACCCCTTCGTTTTCTGTAAAGTTTATCACTATCATCATCGTTTATTGTGATGGTTGGTGTCGGTTTAGTTTCTGAATGACTATCTCTAGCCAAGAGAAATGTTCCAAATACGAACATTATTAGAATATATTTAACCATTTAAGCTTCCCCCACTTGTCCTGGTGTTATTTTATTTTTATGTTTTTTAAGTTCATCTTCAAACTCTTTTAAATCTGAATGTCTTTCAAGGATATCATCTATTAATTCTTTCATAGCGGTGGTTCTATCTATTCTTTTTTCATTATCTGGTAGAGGTGGTAAACCTATACCTATTTCCAAATCTTCAGGATTTAATTCTTCTATCTGAAAATCTTTTAAGAACTCTACTACTGTATTACCCTGCTTTACTAATTTGACTATTAACTCTCTATTATCCATATACATATCTTCAATATGTGTTAATCTTGCATCTATATCTTGAATAATTTCAACAATTGATATTTTATCTTTTTTATCATTTTTAGTTTCAATAGTTTTTTTAGTAGCCATATTAAATATCCTCTTTATCTTCTCTATTATAAATATAAAGAAATTCATAAAAGATGGGGTTTAGCTTCAATTACTCCGGCATTGGTGACTTTAATCAATTCACATTTGGAATGGAACTCTTCAAGGTTATTTGCTCCAACATAACTCATTGAAGATTTAAGTCCGTCTATAACATCCGAAATTATCCGTTTAACCTTACCTTTATATGGAACGGTAGTTGAGTATCCCTCAACATTGTTTCTTTCCCCTCTATCTAATTTTGATTCAACTGAAGCACTACCTCTATACTTCTTCTGTAATACTTCATTGGGCCATTGACCTTGTTTGGTAATTGAACCTGGTGATTCTTTAGTTCCACTTAATAGTGAACCTAACATTACCGTGTCCGCACCGGCACCAAGTCCTTTACATACATCACCAGTGTTCCTAATACCACCATCAGCCATACAAGGAACATTGTAATCATCTGCAACAGAAACGCAATCACGAATGGAACTAACCATAGGTACTCCCACACCAGTTTGGATACGAGTACTACAAAGGCTCCCACCACCAATACCAATCCTAAGACCATCAGCCCCCCACTCACAAAGGTCTCTTGCACTTTCTCTAGTGGAAATGTTTCCCACCAAGAGGTCAACTTTTCCGTTAACTTCATTTTTTATTCTCCTAATTGCTTCTTTAACTAATTTATGATGGCCATGCGCTACATCCATACATAATATTTTACAACCACTCTGAACTAATTCTTGAGCTCGTTCTATAAAATCTCCAGTAATACCTATTGCGGCAGATGAAGGTCCAAGTGTAACTCTACCTACATTGTCTGCCTGTTCGTGTATTCCCATAAATCTATGTATGATACCTAACCCACCCAACTCATTCATTTCTTGAGCCATAGAAAATTCTGTAACAGTATCCATTGGAGATGATACAATAGGTATTCTCAATTCCCAATTCTTTGTTACATAGGTGGATATACTACAATCTGCTCGGTGTGTTACTTCGGAATACTTTGGTAATATCTGAACATCATCGTATGTTAGATATTCTTTCATTAGGCAGGAGCCATCTCCCAATCACCACTTTCTACAAGAGGTTGAGCCTTCTTCCATTTAAGTTCTTTGGTTTCTTTACCATCTGTGATTGTAACTCTTTCATTACGACCAATCTTTTCGGGTACACGAACTGGTTGTGCTATTACAGCTCTATCAAACATTGTAATACCATCTAAGTGATCTATCTCGTGTTGAACACAAGCACATTCAAAAGCATCATTAATATCTTTACTATCTGCTGAAAATACCATTTTACCTTCATGATTATCTGTTTCAACTGTAACTGATATGTGTCTTCCAGTTCTAACATATTTTTTAGGGAAAGATAAACATCCTTCAGAAAACATAAATTGTTCTTCGGATCGTTCTACTATTCTTGGATTAATTAAAACTAGAGGTTCTTTAACATTAATAACACAAACTCGTTTGTTGATACCAATCTGATTTGCTGCTAATCCAATACCATTTTCAGATTCGGTTAGTTCTTTGAGTAGTTGTGCTCCAATCTCTTCACCTTCTTTTATTGTTTTAACTTCTTCACATAATATTTTTAGTTTTGTTTCTTCAGTTATTATCATTTATCAATTACCTTTTTTATTTTATCCATTAATGTATTAAATGTGCTTACTGCATCATCAAGCTTTTTATCTTTTTTAACTTCTTTACCTAAAAGTTTTTCATCTATTAATTCTTTTAACATACCCATAGGTGGTGCTCCTGGACTTATTATCGGTTTACCTTCTTTTGGAATAAACAATAAAGTTGGTAAACTCATAACTCCAAATGCAGCGGCTAATTCCATTTCATCCTCAGTATTAACTTTATAGATATCAACTTCACCATCATATTCTGTATACAGTTCTTCTAATATAGGTTCTAATACTCTACAAGGCCCACACCAAGTAGCATAGAAATCTATCAATACAGGTTTCTTTCCAAGAAATTTTAATTCACCTTCATTTTCATCTACTTTTTTAAGATCATATACATTCTCATTAAAGTATTTTGTTGTAACATTTTTTACCATTTTATAATCCTCTCTTAACTGGAATATCTTCTTGAGTTGGTTTACATCCACAATTCTTTATGAACTCTTTCATATTAGGATCATTTACAGCTGCTTCATAATCGGTAAAAGTAACTATATGATGATCACACATATGTTGAACAAGTGCTTCTGCTATCACCTTACGAGCTGCTACACTGTGTAAGTTAGCATCTGTATAATTTTCTAGTACATGCATAAAATCGTCTATCATTTTTTTGCCCCCCGTTTGGCCTTTTTTCGTTTCTTCCATTTGTTTAATTCTTTATATAATTTTTCATCCGCTGTTAACTTCTTCCTTTTCTTTAGTGGTTTCACTTTAGTAGGTTTAAGAGTACCCTTTAATTCAGGTTGTTCTTTACCTTTGTGAAATACATTACCATCTTTATCAACAAACTCTGCCATCCAATGCCACCCAGCAGGACGACCTGTTTTCTTTTGTTTCTTCCAAGATGGATAGAAATCTTCTAACGTCATTTGAGATGTAGTAATTCTTGTAACACATCTAGAACAAGTAACGGCAACAGCATCTTCGCTGGTCTGAATATATTCAGATTGACAATGTTTACACTGCATATATCGCTTTCCGTCTTCGTAGAAACTTATATATTCTTTGTTCTTTTTTACCATATATGTATCTCACTTTATAATATACTACATTATATACATATATACCAAGCTTTATTTTTTATTAATTTATTTTTTGGGGAGAATAAAACCGTTTTCCTATTTTAGATTTATCTACAAACATACCACCAAGTGTACTGTCATAATAAACATAATGATAATGATCTACTTTACAATATTTTGGGCATTGATATTTCTTATAAACAGTTACAATTCTGTTTTCATAGTAGTATTCTTTTGGTTTTGTCTTTTCATTAACAAGTCCAATTAAAATTGCTACTCCTAATACTATTAATGTTTCTGTTATACCCAACCTTCATTCTCTACCCCCGCTGTTTTTCTTGGTGCCTTTACATGTATTGTATTTTCTTTTAATCTCTTTTTAACTAAATGAAAATTTCTTAACAACTGGCAACCTAATCTTATCTTAGATGTACTTTGTAAATCAAAAAAACCGCTCTGTGGTAGAACGGCATCCATATATCTACATAATTGTTGGCGACTCATTCTATGTAAATCACCATCTATACCTACACCTAATATTTCACTGTCATCTGGATACTCCACATACTTTTCAATCGAAATATAAATATACCCGAACATATCCAGGATGAATCTTAATAAACGCTGTCTCATTTCCATGACCCTTCTTCTCCCATAACTTGTCAATCAGATAAGCTGAACCTACACCGATTGCATTATACACAATATCATTCTTGGAAAACCCATCACCACCCCAAGAACCATATTGTTCCCAAGGTACAAATGCATCTATCCCTTCTTTTAATAACCCCAACCCTACTGTAGTTTTTATTGCATGTGTTGGTGTCATTCCTTTACTTGTAAATAAATAGTATAAACCAAAACTTCCTACACCATGAACTTGTTTATCTTCGGTTGGTTGAAGAGTATCTTCTGCCCATCTCCATTTACCAATTTCGGGTTCCTGTCCAAAAGAAAACGCAATTACTGTTCCTGCAATAATACATCCCATTATAACTACGAGTAACCATTCTCCTATCTTTTTGAGTTTCATTGTTCATTCCTTGCCCCCGCTAGTTATCATTCTTTTTTTTAATTATATTCGCTTCAACTACTGGAAGATGTGTACGAAGTATCTCTTCCAACACTCGTACTTGTTTCTTTAACTCCTGATTTTCTCTCAGAGTTTTAGTGTATAAGTATAGCCAATCTACTTCGCTCTTCATCACTATTCATCATCTTCATCTTTATCTTTATCTTCGGGCTTCTGTTTTGCTTTACGAGCCTTTTTACATTCATCTATTGAAATTGAATCATCATAAATAAACTGATAATCATTATCTTCAAGCAATTGATAAACTCTATCAATAGGAATAAAATATCCCATGTGAGTTATAGCATCTGCTGAGAATCCCATAGGTTGAATTGATATTCTTGATGGTATTCCAATGTATTCATATTTCTTACGATTGGATGACCAACGATATACCGCGCCACCAGAGTTACCAAAGATAGTAGGAGCTGATGACATCCAATATTTGTAATGGTCAATCTCATCATCCATATATGTAATCATCCCATTGGATGCTACAGGCGGGTGACCTAATGATGCACCTACTGCAAAACAATCATCAAAGATATGTACATTCTCTATATCATTAAGTGGAAACATATTAGCTACCCAATCTGCTTTGTTCTCTGTATCTCTCATTCGTAGTAATGCCCAATCTTGACCACCATCCACTTCTGAGTAAGCAACTATATCTGCTTCTACTGCGAATGAACCTACTGTGTGAGAATAGTTGTTATACTTAAAGTACTCAACATATACAGTATCTAATATTTCCTTATCGACTTTGCGTTTAAGAACTGGATCCCATCTCTTCTCAATGTGAACACTGTCATCAATGACGTGTTGATTTGTAATGATGTAAGTATAAACCTCATCCTTATATTCTTCTGAATATACTACAGTACCGCTACCACCAGCTTTTTTAGTTCTGACTCTAACGGTTGGATAAAACATTTGTTCGTGCTGTTGTATTATTTGCTTACTTGCTTTTGCCATTGTACTAACCTCCCGTTGTTATTTTTTTTTAATTTCCGTACTACCTTGACTTCTGAGATAGTCTTCTAAGTTTTTAAACTCTTCATCCAATGCATCCAAGAATGGATCTTTTGGTGTATGAGCTACCCAATCACCACCATTTGGAAATGCTATATAAATTACTTCACCAGTTTCCAAATCTTTTACTACTATGTAGATATACATACCATCTGAAAATGCCTGTCCTTTTGTCATATCTAATTTTACAATTTTACCACTATCCGGTTCAAACGATGAAACCTTATACCATATATTAGTAGTCTCTTCACATACACACTCTGGTGTTGTCACTTGTGAGAAGACCAAACCAATATAAAATAAAAGTAAACCTATTGTAGACTTTTTTAAAACTGAATACAGATTTATCTTCACTTGTCTTCTCCTATATATAAATATATAATTTATGTAAAAAATAACTCCCGAAAATCTACTGTTAAGTTGAAGCCGCGGGAATAACTTCTATTTAACGATTCTCGGGAGTATTATATTTTCCTACCCAAATCTTATGTTGTAAGAATTCCCTTATTCCGGCTTCTCTATAAATAAATATACATCATATTTAGAAAACGATAATAATATATTATAGATGTGAGTAGAAACACAAAAAGGTTATATGTATATCAATATATATAACCTTTGTGATGTGGGTAATATTTTTACCCAATGTAACCTATTTTATTTTGATGAGCAGTGTTACATCAAAATTTATGATAGTGATTGAGATTGAATCTCAATTACATTTAGACTTCCTCGAACTCTGCTTCTTCAACATCACCCGTATCGGATTGTGGTTCTTGTGGTTCGTTAGTCTGGTACATCTTCTGACTTATTTCCATCATGACATTATTTAATTCGTCTAATCTATCCTTGATAGTTTGAATATCTGTACCTTTGTTATCTTCTTCAAGATTAGAAACTACATCCTCAATGGATTGTTTTTCTTCACTTGAAATCTTACCACCGAACTCACCTTCGAGTTGTTCTCGTGTTTGGTGAATGATTTGGTCTGCCTGATTATGAGTATTAACTTGTTCAAGTTTTTCTTCATCTTCCTTAGCATGAGCCTCAGCATCAGTTCTCATTTTATCAATATCATCTTGACTTAAACCACTTGAAGCTTCAATCCTAATTGATTGTTCTTTACCAGTAGTCTTATCTTTAGCTGATACATTTAATATACCATTAGCATCAATATCAAATGTTACTTCGATTTGTGGTTGACCTTTTGGTGCGGGTGAGATTCCATCCAAGTGAAACTTACCAAGAGATTTATTTCCATCCACAATTTTACGTTCACCCTGTAGTACGTGTATCTCTACCGAGGGTTGGTTGTTAGCTGCTGTTGAAAAGATTTGAGATTTCTTTGCAGGTATTGTAGTGTTAGCTGTAATTATTGGTGTAGCAACTCTTCCCATTGTTTCAATTCCTAATGTGAGAGGTGTCACATCAAGCAGTAACACATCATCTACATCACCACTCAATACACCACCCTGAATAGCAGCGCCCATAGATACTACCTCATCTGGATTTACATTCTTGTTAGGGTCTTTTCCAAATACATATCTTACCATCTCTGATACTTTTGGGATACGAGTTGAACCACCAACAAGAATTATCTCATCAATCTCAGTTGGTTTCTTATTAGCATCATTCAAAGCTTTTTTACAAGGTTCAATAGTTCTCTTCAAAAGTTTATCTATAAGAGTTTCAAACTTAGCCCTTGTTAACGATAAGTTAAGATGTTGAGGACCATTACTATCCGCAGTAATAAAAGGTAAGTTAATGTTAGTACTCTTAGCTGAAGATAATTCACATTTAGCTTTCTCACCTTCTTCTCTTAACCTCTGTAATGCCATTGGGTCTTTACTTAAATCAATTCCATTTGATTTCTTAAACTCTGATACCATCCAATCAATAAGTGCTTGGTCAACATCATCACCACCCAGATGTGTATCACCATTAGTCGATAGAACCTCAAAGACACCATCACCCAATTCTAAAATGGAAACATCAAATGTTCCACCACCGAAATCATATACTGCTATAACTTTACTCTCGTCTTTTTTATCAAGACCATACGCAAGTGCCGCGGCCGTTGGTTCGTTGATTATTCGTTTTACATTTAATCCAGCTATTGCTCCAGCATCTTTAGTAGCTTGTCTCTGTGAGTCATTGAAGTAAGCAGGTACTGTAATCACAGCATCTGTTACCTCACTACCAAGATATGCTTCAGCATCTTTTTTAATTTTCTGTAATACGAATGCTCCAAATTCAGGTGGGGTATAATCCTTACCACCCAAAGAAATCTTTACTTCACCCTTACTACCTTGTATTATTTTGTAAGGTACTTCTTTTATTTCATTTGATACCTCACTAAACTTTCTACCCATAAATCTCTTTGATGAGAATACTGTATTTTCCGGATTGGTTACTGCTTGTCTTTTTGCAGGCTCACCAACTAATTTCTCATCACCCTTTGCAAATGCGATAACTGAAGGGGTGGTTCTACTACCCTCACTATTCGTGATGACAGTAGCTTCACCACCTTCGATTACGGAGACACATGAGTTTGTTGTTCCTAAATCTATTCCAATTGTTTTTGCCATTTCTAACTCCTGTTAATTTTGATTAATTATTTACACTATATATATTACAATAACCATACCAAACCTATTTTCCGAAGCAAACATACATTAAGTCTGACAATCTGTCAATAGTAATATATTTTTTCTGACTTTTTGTATTCCAAGTCTGACGATAACAGATAGGAACACCATTGTTAATAGATTGTTTTTTAAATCTACTGAGCTTCCTTGGGGAATCATCTACCAACACATCTACATCAACTGACCATTTCTTATGAGTGTAATGTATTTCATCAAAAACAAATCCCCATCTCTGTAACCATTGGGTTGTGAGGTCTCTACAATTTTCTCTTTGAGCGGAAACTAAAATAAGTTCGTGTCCGTGATTCTTTGCCCACTCTTTTAGAACTGGCCAATCTGTTAATGAGGTTTCAATAACATTAGCTTCAGGACCAAATAGTTCCTCAAAGTATTCATCAAAAACATATTTTTCAGTTTCCCCATCAGTCCAAAATGGAAGCCACTCTTCCCAGTCCCAACTAGTAGGGATACCAATCTTATCAGCGTGTTCTGGGTAAACTTCTTTTATTTTATTTATAAGGTCAGGAATAAAATCTCTTAATACTCCATCGCAATCTATTCCTATTCTCATTTGTAACCTTTATTTAATTGTGAGGAGAGTGCCCGGAGGGACTGGTGGTTGAGCAGTTAATCTAGTCCGAAGACTCCAGACAACCCCAAGTATGCGGGCGACTCTCTATTTTATTTTTCCAAGAATTTTTTGTTCATTGTTTTTGCAACTTCCATCATATTGGTAGCGTTGATGAAAGAAGCATCATTACCATACATATTTTTGAAAGCTCTATTTTCATCATCATAATCATGTTTACCACTAATAAAGTAACTCAATACATTAATACCTTTAGCTCTCATATTGTTAACCATCTTCGCCGTATGTCTTTCAGCACTTTCACCAGAATAATTAATTTCAGAGTTACCATAGTAAGGTTGACCATCGGAGTAATTTACAAAGTAACTATCCTGATTATTATTACCAGGAATTAATTCTTTTTCAATAGCTTCGAAACACAAACCTTCTGGTGTAGTTCCATCAACATCAAGTGCGGTAAAAAGAGTTTTAACTTTAGTTAACTTATCAGTTCTTGAATCATACACAACCATAATCATTGGAACATCATTATAATGACGACCGTGTGTAGCTCTGATTGAAACAACCACATCAATGTTACCAGCCATATCACAAGCTTTAATCATTGCAACTGCTGATGTCATAGCTTTGTTCCATTTGTCACCAGACATTGAACCAGAAGCATCAACTGAAATATGAAGATAAGCTTTGTTAAATCTTTCAACAAAGGTTTGACTAAACACATTAGAATTTCCAAAACCTAATTCAGACAACAATCTCTTATCAATCTTACCAGAATCTTTCCGAGAATATTTAAGAGAAGATTCTTCACCTCTAACTTGAAGTTTTCTTCCTAACATAGTTCCTAATCTTAAACCTTCTTCAACAAAGTTGTAAGAACTTCCGTAACGATTTGTATCATTATAATTTTTTTGTCTCCAAGAAGTAGCACAACCAAAGATATTAGAATCAATTAAACCTTGAGTAAGTTTCCGAACAACCAAACACTTTGTTCCTTTACCAAAAGAATTATAATCCCAACGATTAGTTTGGATACCATCACCAACATTCTCATAAGAAGCACCACTCTCTTCAATCGCTTTAACAGAGTTATTATCTTTTTTAGAAAGTTTGGTTTTATTAATATTACCATCAACAAAATCTTTTTGTTTTTCAAAAGCTTTTCTTAATTGTTCTTTTTGTCTATCTGAAAGTTCAACAGGAGTAGAACCATCATCATTAGAAGAACCATTACCACCCATCCCAACAGGAGCCTCAACAGATTTTCCACCACCTGAACCAGAACCATCACTACTATCTTCACCATTTTCAACTGAATCAAGAAGTGAATCAAATTCTTCATCACTCAAAGTGTTATCATCAGAACCACCATTACCACCACCATCAGAATTACCATCATCACCTTCACCATCAAGACCACTCATACCATCAGTATTAGTATCTGAATTTCCTTCAACTTTAACTTTATCAATTGAATTAAGAACAACTCTACTAACTTCAAGTGCCACATTAAGAGCCATTCTCGTATCTTCTAACCGAGATATATTCCACAATTCAACTAAATTATAAATTTCTTTAAGACCTTTAAGAGAACCTAACTGTCTATTTTTATTATGAAGGTTAATTATTCTAAACATATAAGAATCAATATCTTCAATTCTCATTTCAGAACTCAATAAACCTTTATCTACATTCTTTGAATAAAAATACTTATTATACATTGAATGATAATAACCTTTATAACCAGGAGAAGATTTAAATGTATCAGTATCAATTCTCCTATCTTCAACATAATTCAGAACTGATTTAACCATCTGAATAACATTATTTCTAGAAACATTTTTGTTATCACCTATAACATAAAGTTCTTCAGGTATTTCCATTTCTAATTGTTTAAGAAGATTAAAATCAGAAAGTGATATATGAGAACCTTCGTGAAGAGCCAAACCAACAGCTACATCAAAATTCTTCTCATTAAGGTTAGAACCTATAACAACTTTCTTACCATCAGTAAAAGATTCATCATTATTATTAAATGTAACTGGTATATTCTTACCAGTAACAATATTAACAAAGTTACCTATGGCTCTTTTATAACCTGATAAAGCAACTATATCTTTACCCTTTGGTTTATCTTCATCAATACCTAAAAATGAATCAACATCATTATCAGAAGAAGTATCCCAAAAGGAAGAAAATGATTTAGTCTTATTTTTAGAAGGGCCAGAACGGAAAGTAAAACCCTTATAATCATTTGAATTAAAACTCATAAATTTTCCTTTTCTATTATTTATCTCTTTTATCATCTATGTAAATATACGGCGAATATCTAATTAAAGTCAAGCACTTTCGTAAATTAAATTGTAACAGTATGTAACAATTAAAGTATTACTTTAAGTATTTTTAAGATATTATTTCCAAATCATAATAAGGATCAATTATTAATGCACCTGTTTTATCATCTCTCCAAGTTACATAATCATTATTAATGGATGTGACCACACCCGTACATTGATACTTCGGTCAGGTACTATTTATATCTCTAACTGTATCTCCAATTTGAATTTGTCCTCCTTTTTACATTTTTGGGATTATTCCACCTTCTTGCATGGTCGAGTTACAACTTTGTGTCATTATACCCCATAAACAATAAGCTGAAAGAAGATGTTCATCCCATTGAATGATTGTTGTGATACCTTCAATGGTTTCAGTTTGATCTACCTGAAAACAAGTTTGTATACCATCACAATCAGTTTCCGTGTCACAAGGGCCCGCTTCACATGCCTCAGCATAGTGGTTTGCACAACATGCATCACACTCATTTTCTTCACCACCACATGTTCCACATATATCATATTTTCCTTCTTGTGGTACATCCTGGATGGTAGGTACCATATAACATTCCTCATCACAACCTACAAATCCATATTCGAAACATTCTGCGGGCTCAGTTGGACAATTTGATACATCACAAACCACGGAGTCATCCCAACATATATATTCAGCACCTGGTCCACCACATACACCACAGTCATCTAATACTGCACAACCAAAACAATCATCATTACAATCTCTGAGAGTTGAGGATGTGTCAAACTCCCATAGGCCACATAGACGACAATCGTCTATATTATTATTTCCTCCACATTCTCCTAAACAATCTTCAACCCAACAGTCACCATCGGCATAAGTTTCCCCTGAAGTTACAAGGTAGTTACAAGCTATTGATTCTGTACAACAAGTTGAATTATCACCATCACATACTCCACATTCATCTTTTATCACACAAAGTAATGCATTACATAAATTTTGATTTTGTGGTGAACAATCACCATCACCAGATCCAGAAATGTCCGGACAGACTATATAAGGTTCACAATTATTAGTACCACACGCACTAAGACCACATTCCGTACAAGTATGATAAGTACCATCACCAGCACATGTAGCTAATTCATTATAATTGTCACTACCGATGTCACACGCATCATTACCAGCTGGAAGACATTCATCATCACAATCACATATTCCATCATTATCAGTATCAATACATTTTCCTTCGGGTTGACATTGGGGGATATTACAAGCATCCATCTGGTAAGTGCATTGAAATTCTAGATCACCTTCAATATTGGCACAATACTCTTCACCTAAAATTGTACAATAATCACCAGTTTCTGTACCAATTGCACAAGTTACTGGTCCTTCTTCATCACAACCACAACCTTGATCAGTTGCTGTAGAACCGCAAACATTATCACAACCAGATGGTCCAGCCTCACCACAACCACATCCAAGTTCTTCATCCTCGTCACAACAACCATTAACTAACCCAGTATCAATACAAGCGCAATCACACCATTCTACTCCAGCTTCATCTGTACTACAAGTCTCTGCGTCAATATTACCAAAACAATCACCACAATCATCCATATCTGAATTAGGTATATGTTCAGTATTACCTTCAGAACAAACATCACAGTCATCTAATACAGCTTCACCATTACAAACACCATTACAATCTACTTCAAGTGATTGACTTCTACATTCATAACTTGCATTGTCCATTGTACAACAATCACCATTACAATCTACTATATTGGTATCCTCTAAATATCCATCTACATATTCACAATCTGCACATTCACCGTAATTACACGCAGCTATAACATCACATATTGTAGCTGATCCACCACATTCCCCTAAACAATCTAATACACCACATCCAAGTCCATCACAACCGGTTGGAGTTCCACAATCAAAGTCATCTAGTTCTCCACAAGTAGCTGGTGGATATTCACAATCATATCCACAACCACCATTATCGCAATTAGTATCTGGGGAAGTTCCTCCACCACCGCAATTATTTTTATAATTTATAGTCTCACCACCACAGACACCATCACAATCCCAAGAATGTGCAGCACATTCACAAAATCCAGAAACATTACAATCAGGTAAATGGTCGTCTGTACCATCTGATGCTGGATATAACTCACTACAATTACCAGTACCACAATAATCTATAGTCTCATCACACTGATCAGTTGCTCCACCACATTCTGGATCACCAACAGCTGCACAATCCCAAAGGGCTACAGCTTCATTGTCACCACAAACTCCACATTCATCTTCTACTGATAAACCACCACATATTCCTGCACAGTCTACACCATCATCACTACTACAATAACAAGAATTATCGATTGGATTACAATTAGGAGTTGGTTCAGAACAATTAGGATTATTATCACCACTACAATTTACATCTTCCATACATTCACCACCGGCGTCAACGCCTGAAGCAGTACATCCTTCTCCTAGGCAACCACCTGCATCGCTATTATCGAGGAAATGACAAGTAAATACTGGTTCCTCACCACCCACACATGTATAATATCCGTCAAAGTAATAAACATCATCTTCACAATAAGAATCACAATCTGGTTGATTACAACCACAATTTTGATTATTTGGATCTGCAACACAATCACCACAGTCATCAACACTTCCATAACCATCGAGACATGAATAGAAGGTATTATAGGTTTCACCTGATGGTAAAGTACTACAACATGATGCTTCACCAGGACCGCCACAATGTCCAGCTTCTGACCAAGTGAAGTTTGATATGTCATTACCACCACATACACCACATTGATCTATCACATCATCACCACCACAAATACCAGCACAGTCAGGTTCCTCATATGAGCAGCATTCAGCGTTCAACGAACAATATGTACAATCACTTATATAACTTTCACCACAACCACAACCATCTGGATCTGTATCATTACAACACCCACTAAAATCCCCACCTGAATCTGGTAATGGGCAATCACCAGTTGAGCAATATCCTCCATTACAAGTACATTCAGCAGATGAGCTTGCATATCCATAAGTTCCACAACAATCAGAATTACTACCTTCACATGAACCACAAAAATTGGTGGATGTACATCCAGAGACACTTGATGTATCACAAGTATCAGCAGTTCCACACATTCCATGATTAGAACAAGGATTATAATTTTCTATTGAATCACAACCAGCTTCACCAAAACAACCATAAGCAGTTCCACACATTCCATGATTAGAACAAGAATTATAATTTTCTATTGAATCACAACCACCATCACCATCAGCACCACTAAAACAGTCAGTACTCGTTCCACCACAATTTTCACAAGAAACTGATGGAGCTGAACAATCACTAGAACCACAAACTGTACCACCACAATAATTAGTTTCTTCGTCTGAACAAGCATAATCTGGAGCTGAACAATCACTAGAACCACAAACTGTACCACCACAATAATTAGTTTCTTCTTCGTCTGAACAAACATAATCTGGAGCTGAACAACCACCACCCTCACAATCAGTTGGTTCACCACATTCACCACAATCAGCTGGTGTATCACATTCAGTATCGAAAGCTACACAACCACCACCACAACCAGCATCACAAGTGAGGATAAAAGCATTACCACCACATTCTCCGGCACAATCTGTATTATTAGTTTCACAGTCACATTCACCGAAGAAATCCCCATCGACATCATAATCGTTATCAACCCAATTATCTTCAACAATGTCTGGACAAAATACCTGAGAATCCGTTGGACATCCGAACCCATCGCCATCGTTATCAGAGTAATAGGTAGTCAAATAAAGACAACATTCATTTCCACCAGGACCATCACCATCTTCATTACAGTCTGTATTACAACCATCTGTACAAGTATTACACGCACTATCATCAGTACAACCATATACTGGGATGACATAATTAAAACTTACTTGTATAACTTCTGATAAGCCCCATGGCAAAGCCGCGAATTGTGGAGATACCCAATCACCAGTACTCGTTACTACACCAGTTATTGTTTCACCTGGAAATTCAGCTGGTGTTAATTCGATTAAAAAATCATATCCAACTGGATCAGAATCTACCTCTAATAGTATATTAATTAATGTAGCAGTCCCGTCGCCATTATCCGTATAACTTATACCACCATTTTCAGGATAATTAATTGTTGCTCCTTGATAAGTAAGGGAAATTGAATCTTCAGGAGTAACCGAATGGTTAAATGAATATGTTAAACTTAAATTTAAAAGTGCCATTATGTTCCCCCATTCCAAGTTAATGTCTTATCACTACCCATACTAGAAATACCTACTATCATACCTTTAACTATAGATGTTATATCACCCGATGCATTAAACCAGCTTCCACCCACCCTCATAGCATAACCAACCATTTGTGAGGACAGCATTGTAATAATATGAGACCCATCATCAATTTCCCCACCAATTGATTGATCTAATATATCAGTAAAGCTTGTACCATCATGAAATTCATCAGCATATGGATAAGAAACAAATCCCCAAGCAGCTGCTTGTGTCTGTACAGTACCATCCCAACCACCAACAACAGTAAACGAAGGATAAGTTACAGAAGGACATGTACTTGGATCCATACATACATCACTACCAGAACAAATTCCATCACATTCAGTACAATTATTATCACAACAACTTCCCTCACTATCACAACAAACACCAC